GGAACAGAAGTATACCATTTTTTATTTACTTCTTTGGCTAAATCGTTATAATATTTAGCTACTTTATATCCAAGATTTCTACTGCCACTATGTAGCATTATCCAAATATAACCATCTATATCTTTTTGAATTTCGATGAAGTGATTTCCGCCACCTAAAGTTCCTAATTGTTTTAATGCAGGTTCATACTGCTGAGATACAATAGGATAATGCACATATAATGCATCTTCTTCTACAACTCTATTTTTTTCACTTGTTACTTTAGGCATTAAACTTTCATCTTGCTTTTCTTTCTGATGATTAAATCCGACAGGTATAATTTCTCTTATCTTTCCTATCATTTTTTTAAGAGTTTCTTTGTCTAATTGGTCTGTTTTAAGAGAAGTTTTAACTGCACACATTCCACACCCAATATCCACGCCAACTGCATTTGAAATTACAACTCCTTTAGTTGCTAACACTCCTCCTATCGGCATACCATAACCTTGATGAGAATCAGGCATTATAGCTATATGACGAAATGCAAAAGGAAGATTGGATAGATTTTCTGCTTGCTTTAAGGCTCCATCTTCTATATCATTTAACCATAATTTTATAGGTATTTTTGATTTTAACTTGTCATATATTACTTTATTCATAATATTTTCCTATTTCGTTATTATTATTGGTTTATTTTTTGTTATCATTATAGTATGTTCAAAATGAGCAGTTAATCCTTTATCTTTTGATTTTACTGTCCATCCATCTTTATCTATTTCTATATCAGGTTTGTTCATAAATAACATTGGCTCAATTGCTAAAATCATACCTTCTTTCAATTTTTCTCCTTCCCCTCGATTCCCAAAACAAGGTATTTTCGGAGGAAGATGTATGTCTTTTCCTATTCCATGCCCTGAATATTCTCTCATAACAGAAAATCCTTTTGATTCTGATATACTTTGTATAGCATAACTTATATCGCCTATAGTGTTACCAGGTTTTGTTTGTTTTATTGCATTGATAAGAGCGTTATAAGTAGTTTTAACTAATCTTCTTGTTGTTTTATTGGTTTTCCCTATTATATAAGTTTTTGCTGTGTCTGCATACCATCCGTTATATTCTATAACAAGGTCAACCTTAATTACATCTCCTTCTTTTACAATTCTATCAGATGGCACTCCATGAACAATTTCATCATTAACCGATACACATAAAAAAGAGGGAAAACTCTGATAACCCTTACACGCCAACTTGTAATCTGGGTAATTTTGTAATATGAAATTTTCCGCAAAAAGAGCTATATCTTTTGTCTTAATTCCTATTGTAATTATTTTCTTCAATTTTCTCAAAATTAAACTTGCAACTTTACCAGCTTTTAATATATTATTCATTTATCGAATCCAATTCTATTTTTTTAACGGTATTGGGAATATCTTTAAAATGATGAAGCACCATAAATAACTGAAAAGGGTAACATTCAAATATATTTACTACGTGCATAAGATTCTCACTGTCTAAACTTCCAAGCCCCTCATCGGCTATCACTATTCCAGTTTTGTTCATAGAAATTAATAATGACAATTTAAAAGCAATTTGCATAATTGTAGCTTGTCCAGTTGATAAATCTTTTTGTCCATAAGTTATACCATCTTTATTGTAAAGTATTGTAAACTTGCCTTTATCATCTATTGTAAACTTAACAACAAATCCTATCTTCTCTAAAACGCTATTTATAATTGGTTCTAAAACCTTAATACTTTCCTTTAAATAATAGCTCGAAAGTCCATCTAACTCACTAAGAGCCCTTTTAACGATAAGAACATCCTGTGAGGTGTATATTAAGTTTTTTTGCTTCATACGGGCTTCTAACTTGATTTTAAGGCTGTTTAGAGCCGATATACGGGCATTTAATGACTCTTTTTCGGCTTTATAGCCAGAAACTATCTCTTTCTGCATTTTTAATGTTTCATCATGTTCTTTTATAGACTTATCTAATTTAACAATATTATTATCTATTTCTGTAAGCTGACATTTATGACTACTATCTGAAATGGGTTGTTTACAAGCATAACAAGTTTTTGGTTGAGAAAGTATCTTTTTCTTTTGATAAAGGTGAGATAATCTTTTCCCTTCTGCCGTTCCCTTTTCTCTATTTTCCCAATTATAATCTCTATCAAATTCATTTACTTCTTTAACAATATCTCTATACTGCTTTGTAATATTATCTATACCTTTCTTTAAAATAGCCAATCTTTTTTCTGAAGGATAATGAGAATAACAAGTCATACCATCTTTATTCAATCGTTCTCTTTCTTGTTTAATTGCTTGAAGTTTATCTTTTGCATTGTTAAATAATCCTTCTGTAAGTGAAAACAAAGTCTTTTTTATTGTAGTCTGTCCAGCACTTAAAATATCTGCATCTTTATCGTAAGCATTAATTAAGTTGAACTTTTGAAAGTGTTCACGTGTTCCAACAATATTTTCTATATATTTATTTGCTTCTAATGAAGTTTTAAATTCAACTTCTTTATCATTACGAAAAACACTTACTCTTGTAGGATAATTTCTTATTATAACATAATTATCTTTTCCACAATCAAAATCAATAGCAACTTTACAAGATTGACTTCTATCTCTTGTAGGTAATGATGAAAGATTTGTATAAGAATATCCCCAAAAACCAAAAAGAATACTATCCAAAATCAAAGTAGTTTTTCCTGACCCATTAGCTCCTTGAATAAAATTCATTTTAGAAAATTCCTGAGTTTTATTTTCGAAGTTTTTAAAATTTTTAAGGGTTATTTTATTTATTTTCATAATACTTCTCCAAAATAGTTCTATAAACTAATCTGTTTGGTATATACTTTTTAAAATAAATAGTATCATCATTATTAATAATTTTACTTAATGCCCCTGCAATAGCAGCACTTCTGCTTATACCAGCTTCGCATTGACAAATAATTAAATCAACTTTATCCTTATATTCATTAAAAAATTGTATTACCTTTTCTGCCATATCATTATCAAATAATATATAAAAAGCACTACTTGGCAAATGAACACCATCTAAATCAGAAAATTCTAAATCTAACACTTCTAAACGAGATTTTAATCTTGGTAACTTAGCAATCTCTGAATTAGGGTCTCTAACAGAAATAACAATATGCTTATCATCTGTTATAAAATCTTTTATTTCACACCTGCTTAATACTTTAAAATTCATTGTAAACTCTTTCTAAATTTTTTATATATCTTTGAATATATTTTAAAGTTTTTGGAGCAAATTCTTCTAATCTTGCTAACCCAGTTCCTATTCCATCAGAAGGTATTACAATTACATTCGCCCATTCAATACATAATTTTACCCTTGCAAAATCTTCATTTATCTTTTTTATATTATCCTTATATTCTTTATCAGTATAGTAAGCGGTTATATCATTGCTTGGACGTTTTTTAACTCTTATTCCAATTGAATTGGATTCTCCTCGCATCTCTTTGGCTTGTCCTCCATAGCCTTTTCGACAATCATTGTCCCCGAATACATATATAACCTTACGAAATTTAAGTAAATCACTCCTTTGGATGAATTTTTGGTAAATAATTTGTTTCATTTTAAAAATCCCTATGTTTAATTTTCGTAATTATCCTTTGCCCCGACCTTGCTCTCAAGTCCACTTTAGGTTTAACAACTATTCCTTCTGCAAGAAAATCTTTATTTCCTAATTGAGAATTTAACGTTTTACTTTTAATTAATTCAACTCCGTCTTTTAATGTCCCATATCCGACAATAGGAGCTACTCTTATACCTAATTGTTCAGCCAGTTCTTCTGTATCTTCTCGTTTAAGCCACCAACTACCTATTCTAATATCAAACAAAACAAAATCTATTCCCTTTCCTTCCTTAAAATATTTTCCTCCAGATTGTATTTTATGGCTTATTCCTTCTCCATATAAAGTTACATCTGGTTTATCTTCGCTTAACTCAAAAACAGAAAATACTTTTTCTTTAGGAAATAATTCTTTTAATCTCTCTAATAAAATAAGAGGCATTTGCGCTTTATCGGTTCTTCCTTTAAACTCTACATCTTGAATAAGAGGACAAGTATAAATATTTACACGAACATTTGTTCCATCCAATTTTTCATCGAATCTCCACATGTTATCTTTTAAATATTCGAACTCAGGAACAGAATATACCCCTTCTATTAATTTCTTACTGCCCTCCATATCTCTTTTGAAAATAGAATTAATCTTGTGATAAATGCTCATTATATTTGCCCTTCCTCTAAAAATTTATCATACTTTTCTTTACTAACTTCTTTTCCACCAATATAATATTTTAAACTGTCTTTAAATCCTTTGCAAGTTGAACATATAAATGTGTCAGTCTTAGATAAAAAGAACTCTTCACCTAATTGTCTTTTATCTTCTCCACAAATTGAACAAATCATTTTATACTCCTTATTATTTTGCTAATATCAACATTGATAATTCTTCTCGTGCATATATCATAAATTCTTTTTGCTAAACTTTTTCTTATTTTAATTAAATCACAAGGTTTATCACATTTATCGCAAATATGATAACAAGTAATCTTGCCTTCTATTCTTACAGGATAACCGCAACATGAAGAGCCATAATTTCTTTTATGTAAATTTTTAAAATATTTTTTATAATAATCCATCTTAATTCTTTTCCTTTTCAGAATCAGTTATTTCTATTAGAGGCTCTTTAGAATAATGCAAAGGTTCGTGTGCTAATACTCTGGGAGTTTTCATATTTCTACTTCTAAAATTCTGTAACTTCTTAGATATTTCATATGCTATTTGAGCATTACCAATTTCCTTCATACCTACTCCATAAGATTCGTTTTGCTGCAATTCAGGGAAAAGTATAGGTTTTATTAAATCTTGTATATAAGACCCAAGCTTATATCCCATAAAAATTTCAATATGACCTTCTGATTCTTGATTATATTCTAAAGGTTTCCCTCTCATATTACTAATACCTCGTTCTATTTCGCTTAATTGTCCAGAACACATTCTACTCATTGAGTCTAAAGCTTGTTCTATAATTAAAGCTTGCTTTTCTGTGCATTTTATATTTATCATTTTATTTCTCCTTTTTAAAAAACATTCTTACATATTATATATAAACAAATTAATATAATTGTGCTTATTATTATTACAAAGTTAATGTCTTTTTCCCAATTTTTCATTTTTCTTCCTCTGTAAATTCATTGTTACAATTTAAACATTTAGCTTGTAAATTAGTAGCACATCTTATTGTAGTGCATCCACAATTATATTTTTTCATTTTAGTAGGAGCAGTAACTGTAAAACGATTCTTACGATACAGCTTAAATACTTTATAATTTATATTTGCTTGTTTAATGATATTGTCTAAATTATTTGATAAAGATGTTATTGCCCAACCATGTCTACCACTTTTTTCTACGTTTAAACCGTAAATTTCGGCTTTTTCTTTAAATTTTTTATTATGATAATTTTGATTGTTACAGTCTTTTATTTTCTCACAATCATTTGTATAATGAACCATTTCATGAATTAGAGTTTCTATTGGATTTTTATTTAAGCTTTCAGCACAAATGTTAATCTCTCCAAATTCGACTTTATCCTTTTGCCATTTGTTATTCCAATACCAACCTAATGTTTCTTTTTGTCTTCCTTTTGACTGTATAGTAATAAGAGGCTTAGATTTAAGTTTAAATCTTTTAGCTAAAAAACAATAAGTCTTTTCTAATTCTTGAATGATAGGAACGATACTATTATCCATTTAAACTCTCCTTTAAAAGCTTTATATATTCCTCATAGGCATAAACTCTTAAAATCTTACCTTCAATTTTAGGTAATTCTCTGAATTCACCTGGCTGTGGATATTCTACACAATCCAATAGGAAATCTATTAATTCCCAAGTCTTATCCATTTAAAGCCTCCTTCAACATATCTCTTACATCTTTATCATTAATTTTGTTTATACCATCTGCAATTATTTCTTCAAGTTTCTTATTAGATGTAGATGCTTTTTCTACTGTTTCGACTTCCTTTTCAAAATCTAATTTTACTTTAAAAGTATGAAACTTATTCTTAAACTTATGTATTTCGTTTATACTTTTCTTAAAATCAGCAAAAGAGTTTATCACTAATCTTGCCTTAATATTTTTATTTGCTTTTTCTAATGCATCTAAAGAAAAAAAATCTTGCATTTTTATTGGGGATTCGAGTGTAACAAACTCTATCTTATTATTATCAGTAAGAATAGCAACTCGTTTAAATTCGTCCGTAACTTCGTTAAAGTGCTGATAACGTATTGACCCAATATGAAATATGGTATCTGTAAATTTTTGTGGTTCATGCTGGTGGGCAAGGACGGCATAATTATACTTCTCTAAATCCTTAACTCCACACTTACCTGTTCCATATTCCAATTTTGACGAATAAAGCATATGATGACCATAATAAACATTATCTTCTATAAAATGGTCTTTCGTTATTATTTTAATTTTGCCACTTAATTCTTTTAAATATTCTATAATAGCTACGTTATTTAAAAATTCGTGAGTGCCATTTCCTGCTAATAATATAACTTCTTTGTATAAAGTTGACATTTTATGTATTAATTTAGTAGCAAATTTTATTTCTTTTGGCGTAGGTCTATTCTTATCAAATAAATCTCCAAGCTGAATAACCCTATCTACCTTAATTTTAAAAATATCATTATCAAAAATAGAGTCTATTTCTTTAATACTTTCATCGGAAATATGAATATCCCCTATTAATAAAGTTCTCATTATCTTACATATCCTTTAGTTTTACTAATAATCATTACTTTATGACCGCATTTTGGACATTCTTCATAAGTTAAATTCAAACCTGCCAAAATTACTTCTGGAACATTAGAAATATTATAATCTCTTGAACAAGGTTGTAACATTGCTTTACTTTGAAAAGCTACATCTGCTCCACATTCAGGACAATTTACGTGAAATCTATCGTATAAACTCATTTTATTTTTCCTCTACTTTGACAAATTTGCTATCAGCATCTATGAGTTTATCTTTACCTTTTACTAATCTAAGATTGGAAAGGGTAGTATTGACATCCATAACCTTTTTCCATCGCAAAAAATTTCGCATTTTTGGATACAAACAAGAATAGTAAGATTTTTTATTATCTACACTTTTAAAAAATACATAAAAAAAGAAGCCCCCATATCTACTACGTTTCTTCTGAATTTTAATTATTGTAGCTATCATAATAATAAAACTCCTTTTTCACTGATAAATTTTTACATTCTTTGCAAGCCACAATATGAGGATGATAAGCATAATGCTTTAAAGTCTTATCATAACACGCACATCTATGAGATTCTTTTTTGTTAGTTTGTGTAATTTCTTTTGGAAATAAAAAAGGACAATTATTATGACATAACTTGATATTTTGTAATGGCTCTATCCTTACTGTTGTATCTGCTACTTTTATAGCTGGCTTTTTAAACCATTCTACCAAAATATATGCTAATAAATTCTTATAAAAATATTTCCCTATCTTAATCATTCTACCTCTCCAATTTTAACTTTATCACAAGGTTTATCACATTTATCACATACATAATACATAGTAACCTTACCTTCTACTCTCATAGGATGTTTGCAACAAGATGAACCATAACGATTTATTTTTAGTTTCTTCATTTTAATTATTCCCATCGTATAATTTACCATCATAAATAAATCTACCCTTGATAATTCTTACATTCTGAACAAAGAAATTACCATTTGGCAAATAATAAACAATAACAAACCCATGACTCCATTTATTAGGCTTGTTACGAAGGTAATCTGGATTTTTGTTACATAAACATCCACCATTATAACCTATAAGGGCTATCTCTTTAGCAGGTGAACTTGAAGACCTTGAGCCAATTCTATGAGTATGAAAGAATAAAACATTAGTCTTAAACTCATCTATATGCTTTTTTACTGCATGAACATTAGCATAAACTCCGTGAGTTGTAGAAAGTCTTCCTATTCTTTCAATATAATTCAAGTCTTCATAAATTTTATATCCTCTTTTCTCCAAATAAAGTTCTTCTGTAGGATTTAGCATACCTTCTAAAACAGGCATTTTTTCTATTAATTGATTATACCAATCTTCATGATTACCCCAGAAAAAAGCTTTATCACAATTTTTAGGAAGTCTTACGTCATATTCATCCAAAAGAACATTTCCTGTTACATAATGCTCTTTTAATCTTTGAGTTTCGAGTGTTTTTCTTTTATGTTCATTCCAATGAGAAATAGGACCCATGTCCATAAAGTCGCCAACAATTCTAAACCCATCAAACTTAATATCTTCCATTAATTTAAGAATAGCCTTATTAGCAGGGATGTTTTGTTCTGGCACATGTTGGTCTGCTAAATAAAGATATTTCTTAAATTTTTCAGGAGGTGTATTAGCTTTAATTCCTTTAGGCAGTTTCCAAGTTCCTTGAGCAATCTTTCTACTTTTATCAACATCTACATCTGCAAGTTTATCCAAACCAAGTTTATCTTGGGTTTGTAGTTCTTTTCTTGATTTTATCTTGCCTTTTGCTCTCAGCCTTTGTCCATAGCGAGAAATAGTTCTCTCTCCTACGTTCATTAGTTGAGAAATTTCATAATCATTTTTACCTAAATTATACAATTCGATGAATAACTTCTCATTAATCTTTTTGTTTATCATTTTCTTTCTCCTTTATTCTTTTATTTTAACTACATTTGTTTTCTTGTGATAATCCCAATCAAGAACTACGTCAGAAATACTCATGTCAGTCATTTCACAATAACTCTCGTAAGAAACTTCTTTGTCTTGAGGAAACAGTTTTAACTTTTCTATTAATTCTTTAACTGTCATTTTGTCTCCTTTATTATATCAATCTTTAATAACCATCTTTCATTAAGTTGTTCTATTATTACTCCAAATAAAGGTAATTTATTTTGGTCAAGAGCTTCGTTTCTTATTTTTTCAAGTAAATCTGTAGAAAGTCTAAATGATTTCTTTTCAGTATATTTAATTTCCAAACAATGTGTATCAGAAATGGCATCTCCCTTCTGATAAAAGGCTCCGCTATTAATAGTCTTGATAAATTTCTCTTCTGCTTTTCTTCCTTTATTCTTCATAAATTTTATAACTCCTTTATTGCTAATTTCTTATACCATTCGAGCCATTTTAAAATTTCTTCTTTGCTCTTACATCGATTTACTATCTTTATACTTTCATCTATAGCTTTTAAATAGAATTTTTTAAAATCTTTTCCTATATCCATCTTATGACCCCTTTATTCATTAACATTTTGTTTTATACATTTCTTACATCTGGCAGTGTGGAAGCAATCAACCAGTTTAAGATGCTCTTTGTAATATTGGCAATATTCTATTTCACAACTTAAACAAGGACAATCATCACAATATTTAGAGTTTTGTAATTTAATATTTATTCTCATAGCAACTCTCCTTTTATCTCACCTTTATTATAACATAAAACATATATCTCAAGCAAGTATATAATCGATTTTAGTAAAATAAATTATAAGTGCGGAAAAAGGAGCCATCAACCAGGATTACCTGATAAACAGCCCCTCTTTGATTGTTTATGCTTTGGAGGATTTAGCATCTCCTTTTGGTTTTGTTCTTAAAACTATACCCGATTTTTCCATTATCGCTACTTGATTACTTCTAATATCCATCAAAAGTTTAACACCCAACGTTATAGCTTTAACAACATTAGCAAGAGTAGCCTTATCTTCTTTAATAGCTTTATCAAGTATCTCCATGTCTTCTTTTATATGCTGTGACCTTATCATAATCGTCCTCCTTTCTTTCTTCCTATTTCTAAATCTTTAGGAAGTTTAGGTTTTCTTTTTCTCGCTTTCAATTGTATAAAACCCTTCTTTATCGCTAATGCCATTAAAACTATTCCTACTATTACACCTAAAATAAATACAACTATCATGATTTAATCCTCCATTTCTTTCTCTAAATTACGTTTAACTTTTGACCTATTATATTTCTTTTTAATAGGCTTTACCGAAGTTTTTTTGTGAAAGGTATTTCTTATTTTATAGATTAAGCAATGACAAATAGAACAAATTTCACAATTTCCTACGATACGTGGTTTCGGATTTTTGCATTTACAAGGTTTATTCATTGTATTCTGACCTTTTTTCATGTTATCTTTAGCCCATAAGGGCTGAAGATTCGAGTAATGAAAGCATTCACGTTGTTCTTCTGGTTTACTTAAATCAAAAGACGCACATGGTTTAATATGGTCGATGTGCCACTCTTTCTTCCCATGCCAACCATTGCCGTGATTATCCCAGGACATTCCTTTAGCAAATTTACATTGTAGATGATACATCAAATACTCAATATCACATCCTGTTAAGAACATAGTTGGTAAAGATTTAAAATCGCCTTTTAATCCATGCCAAATACGAGTTCTTAAATTACAACGAATCTTAAAATTCATATCTGTTTTCTTGCGGTTTTTATTACATGTATTTATTTCTTTTTTATGAGATTGACTGTATTTTTTGCAGTAAAATAATTCCTCTTGTCTATGTTCTTTATAATATTGTTTACGATAAGTTTTCGTTTCCTCTTTGCGAGATTGTCGGTATTTTCGGCTTTCTTTTCTGTGAGAGTTTCTATACTCCTCTATTTCTTTTTTATGAAGTTGGTCATATATCTTTTTCGCCTCTTTTTTACAATCTTTACACCAATAAGATAACCCCTCTTTACGATTTTTCTTTTTACAAAATTCGGTAATCGGTTTTGTTATTTTGCATTTTGAGCAGGTTTTTGTTTTCATCGATATATTTATCCTAAATCCCATTTCATTGCCTCAAAAATTACTCTTATTTTGTTATGAATATTTCTTTCTTCCATCCTCGACCAATCTACATTTTTAATATGTCCTTTATTCTTTTTATCAAAAGCAATTACGTCTTTTAACTTACCTTTAACTTCTCTTTTTTCTCTTGTCATTCTTCCCGCTTTTTCTAAATGAGATAGGAGTTCTTCTTTTTTCCTCTGTTCCATATCTTTTGCTAATACTTTTTCACCAAAAAATTCTTTCCAAGGTTCTTTTAATTTAGAAGGTGTTAACTTTTCTCCATCAAGTAATTCTATTAGTTGCATTTTCGTATCATACTCTGTAGAATTTACATAAATATAGTAAAAATTATCACCCACCTTTTTACTAAAATTCTCAGTGTTGTTCATCGCACGAACGAAGATTGGGATGTTTTTATATTTTTCTAATGACATTCCTAATTTACATGGAACCGCTATATCTTCTAAAGGAGCATTTTTTAAATCTGCTATTTGCGATTTTATCCAAGAAATAATTTCTTCTTTATCTACTTCGTCCATTATCTGCTTGATAAGTTCTTTTTGAAATTTCTTCATAAATACTGTGCTATCTTTCCTTTTTATTTCTACTCCTTTTATTATTTTTTTAATCTCGCCATTTGGTTTGACTAATTCTCCTACGTATCTACACAAAGCAAGTATTAATATCTTCTTAAAATATCCTTCGAAGGTAAATTCAATTCCAATCTTTTCTTTCCCGAAAACTTCTTTTCCCCACTGTTGCACTAATTCGTTTAAAAATTTGTTTAAATTTTCTTTACTTTTAACCATTATTCCGTCTGTATCAAGATAAAGAAGTTCATAACCTTTCTCTTCGATTTTATCTTTAATATAATGCAATAATGAACGCACAAGAAACGTAGTGGCAGATGCAACCTTTTTATTGTAAAGTCTGAAGAAACGATTTCCAAAAACACCATAACTCGAATTAACAATTGATTTTATGGCATTATATTGCTGCTCCACATTTTTATAATCAAAGTCGTCAACTGACATTGTTGACAACTTTTGTTTAACGTTATTTTTTAAAGTCAACAACTTATTAACAACTGTTGGTAGAATTGCATCCTCTTTTTGTTTAAAATAAGTTCCATTTATTTCGATGCAATTTTTTTGTTTTTGTAGTCTAATATTTACAGGGTCAAGGCAAAAATCTTTTATGCTAAATGGGTAGGCTGAGATTAAATCGTATGCTCCAACGTCTTTAAGCAGACCTCTCTTAAACGCCTCTCTGTAAGCTCCTAAGTAGTCTTCTTTCTCAGATAAGGTTCCTCTGTCCTCACAAGGTTTCATAGGAAGAACTATATTTTGTTTTTTTGCTTCTGATAAAAGTAGAGAATCTATAATACGAGAAGGATAAGTTAAATCTTCCCACTCAACTTTAGAAAGTCTTCTTATTTCATCGAAGTAAGGTATAATTTGTTTTTGCTCTTCTAATCTTACAAGCTGTTCCACATCAAGTTTATTTTTTTCTTTTATATCTTCAGATAATGTTCCAAAATCGAAATCTCCTTTTGGTTTATCTCCTAAATATTTTTGAGCAATATCATCTAATTTATAGGACTCTTCTCTATTTAAAGTTACATTTTTAAACCATGAATAATAATCGACTATAGCAACCCCTGCTGGATAATCTACTTCACCACCATAACGAGTCTCGCTAATTGGACTAATTCTTTCAGCAAAGTCTGGGAATCTATTCGCTAAATACAGGTAATCGAAATTAACCATGTTCCACGCCAATAACATATCAAACTTTTCTTTCTTTATATACTCAATAAAAGCGTCCATCATTTTATATTCTGATTCGTAATCTTTTAAATAATAAGTTTTATATTCTTTACTAAAATTGTTATAAATTGTTATACAGGAAACAGGGTCTTTCGCTTCTGTTGCATCAGGCATTTCGGGTGATAAAGTTTCTATATCAAGCATAGCCCACTTTATAGGGCATTTCTCAAGATTATCAACCTTATCTATCATATACCTTTGAGTAAGAAACAAATCTGCCTCCCAAGCCTTATTTGTTCTATTTGCTCTTATATCTTTAGGATGAGAAACTATTATCTTCTTCACAGGAATACCAGTAACACTTTTAGTGCCAGTTATATCTTCATTCGAATTTTCATAATAATAAGGATAGAAGTCAGAAACTTTCTTTATAAACTGTCTACCTTCTTGGTCTCTTGTGAAAAGATATATTATACGTCCTTTATTAAATATATTTAAAAACTTCATAAGAATTTCTCCAAATATTTTAAAGGTTCTTTTTCTATAATCATTTCTCTAAGATAAACTTCCCATGCGGGAAAACTATCTACCCATTCTCCACATTGTCCTTTTGAACCTTCTGGCAAATGGCATAGTGTGCAAATTATTTCACTACCCCAAAAATTTTTAGCAAATTCAATATCAAAAATTATAGAATAATATCTTTTATCTTCTAAAATAGATGGGTAAAGTATTATTCCATACGGATAACCTTTTACCTTACAAAGTGCTTTTTCCAATATTTCTTGATTAGTCATTTCTTTCTCCTGTTTATTTATCAAATCTGATAGCTTTGCCCACAGGAAAGCGGGGCACGTTATCTTTAGATAATCCTTGAAATTGCACAGTAAGTTCTTTGCCCATAAATTCTTTTGGATTTTTAAAATAATGTATCAGTAAATCTGTTACATCTTTTCCTTTTAATTTTGCTTTAAACGTTTCTCCATTTGAAAGTTCACATACAAATGCTCCCACAGCTCCTGATAATTTACCTCTACCTTCTTCATATCCTACAATTTTAAATTCCTCTTCATCAAACTCTTTATATTTTAATAAATTGTAACTTCTTTTTTGTTCGTAAGGCGAACCTATATTTCGCACAATAATACCTTCGTAGCCTTGCTCAATATATTTGGAAAATAATTTTTTCATTTCATCTTCGTCTTCAACTACTTCTGTTTTCACTCTTACCAAAGAAGACGTTAATTTTCTACTATTAAATTCATCCAATCTATATTTATAAGGTATATTTTCTAATAACAAATTCTCTCCTGTCTTAATTCGAGGAAAGTCATAAATATAATATTGTATTTTTTCAGCAATAGATTTGTCCATATTCTTTTCTCTTCTAATACTTCCTCCTAATTTATTAAAATCTGCATCATGAATATATAATTCCCCGTCAAAAATTTCTCCATTTTTCATAATAGCATTTAAATCTTTTTCTATATGTTGCATAGACTGAATTCTTTTACCCGACCTAAAACATAATGTAACTTTATTATCATCTTTTCGACTGATACAGCGAATTCCGTCAAATTTGGCTTGACAATAACATGACCATTTAATTTTATGACCATGTTTTTTATAAGAATGGGCAAGCATTGGTAAATAACCACCAAACCCGCTTATTTTTTCCTTAGAAGATAACTCATCAATCGATTCTCTATAATCTTTCTCTTTCTTTCTTGTCCAGATTGCAAAAGCTTCTAATTCTGCTTGTTCTTCTGGCGAAGTTTCGTTGCTTCTTCCTATATTCTTTCCTTCTGTTATTTCTTCAGTTATATGTTGTTTCTTACCTTTTTGCAAACCGTATACCTTATGTATAACGTTTCCTTTTACAAAAATTTCCCATTCCTGAATACATCCTTTTGATGTTATTTTAAATAACTTTTTCATTATTTAACCCCTCTTTTTCTATACTTTCCATCGCCTTTTTTGACAAGTCTTTTCCGTATTCGTTTTATTCTTTCTCTGCGTAATTTTCTCATTTTTTTAAGATGTCTCATAATAATCACCTTTTTTTGTAATATTTTTATAAGGAGTTTTTTTCCTACTTATAATCATTCCAAGTTCAATGTCTATTTTCACCCACATTTTAGTTTTTGGATTCTGTAATTGAACATATCTATTGTTTTTCATAATTTCTCTCCAGAAGGTTTGTTATTTTTATATTCACAAACAAATATCTTTAACTCTTTCTTTTTAGCAAGTTCTATCATCATTTTAGTTCCTTTAGATATACCATCCCAGATTGCAATTAAAGCATCTGCATATTCTGCCATTTGTATATTTCTTATATAACCTGCTCCTTTTCCATATTTATCCCAATTAGCTGGAAATAATTTTAACTTTATATTGTTCTCTTTTGCAAATCTTTCCCCCAATTTATCCACACCTCTCGCATTACCTGATACTATTTCACTAATATCAAAATTAGATTTTTTTATTGTATTGACTATAATGTTATAATTATTTATATTTCTACTCCCCGCTATTATAATCTTCATAATTCCAACATACCTTTCTTTTTAAGTTCATCTAAAGTATAAGCTAATTTATTAACTATTTTGCCACCCTGTCTAATTCTTTCTATATCATCAGCATTGATGTTTCCTTCTTCTACATATGCGGATTCAATCATTACAGAATTTTCTAAGGCAAAGAATCTATGTTTTAATTTAGGGCGGATTTCAAAGCTTTCATTTGCTTTGAGAATAACATCTCCATATTCGGATTGTATTTGAATTTTTCCAGAAATAACAGTAAATTTATTTATTTTTTTGTTATGTAAATGCAAAGAACAAAACGAATCCTTCTTAACATAAAGTAAATCTATCTCGGAAGTATCAGTAAGAAGTAACCTTCTTCTTGTCCCCCACACCTTAAATACATTTGAATAATCGCTCATAACTTCTCCTTAAAGTATTAACGAAACAATTTCTAATTAATACACATATTATAAATAGTATTTTCAATTTATCTCTACCTGTAATTTAATAGATTTGTTATCTCTTCCTAAATCCACTATTTTGTTAGACATGATTATTTCATTAACATTTGTATCAGTTTTTCTTTCAAATTGATTTACTAATTCTTTAATCTTAAATTCAATTCTTATTTTTTCTTCTCTTACTTCTTTTATATCCATTTTATTTATCCTCTCTAATTAAATCCATTAAAATATCAAATTTACCTTGATAATAAGCTATAGCATAATCTTTACTTGGGAATTTATCAATATTTCTATCAGATGGTATTAGAGTTAATAAATAATTAAAATATTTTTCCCATTTATCAAAAGCTCTATTATAATCATAATCAGATTCGCTTCCTTTATAATATTCCCAAAACATGAAACCAGTTAAATTATCTTTAATATATTTTCTTTTAACTTCTTTTTTCATAGGTTTATTCATAAATAAACGTCCTTATTCTGTAGATGGATTTGATTGCTGTTCAATTAATGTAGTTTTAAGTATAGATTGTAATACTGTTATTCTTCTACTACATCCGCTTTCATAAGCTTGCACTATATTTCTTATTCTTCTATATTCTGCAACGTGAAGAGATGCCTCTCTATCTGTCTGAGCAGATACAAATTTCTTACTCTCTGCCTCTGCTTTAATCTTAGCTTCTGCGTAATAACGAACCTCACGATTCCTGTATTCAGTCTCAGCAATACCCAATACAACTCTTAAATGTCCATAAGCAACAGATAACTCGTTAATTGCTTTCTTCAACTCCTCTGCATTATCATTTATATCAGATAAAGAATAATCTAACCATTTTTCTACTATTTCCATATCCTTTTCTAAATCTTGTAGAACAAGGTCAACGGTCTTTTCATCTTTAAATAATTCTTCAAGCTCTCTTATTCTCATTTTATCTCTCCTTTTTTAAAGTTACATAAAATTCTTCCCAAGACAATAATTTATCATAAACTTCTTTTAATTCTACAGTAGCACATAAACCTTCATATATTTCTTTTGTTATTTTTTTATTATTCCAATAATAGATGTATTTATCTTTTCTTGTTACCATCTTTTTTCGCCTCTTGGTCTTGTCATTTTTATTATATCGCCTTTAACAATAGCACCGCAATCAGCACATTTAGGTGGAGGTGGTGAATTCACCCCATACCAAGCACCTTCGTATCCTATAACATCTCCTCCGCATATTGAACAAGTTCCTATTCTTTTTTCCATCTTATTTCTCCTTTATTTGTTGAGTTTAAAAATCTCTTTTTCAATCTTATCCCAATCTTTATCAGTAAGTTCCTTTATCATGTTATCTTTGCCAACTACTTTTTTGTCTCCGAAAGTATAAGTTTTGCCATTAAGGTTAACAATATTATATTTAACAGCAGCAAAGAATAAACTTTTTTTATTATCTACATCTCCATTTGTATAAAAATCCAATACTGCTCTTCTAAATGCAGTGCCTTTCTTATTCTTCTTACCAAATAAATTTATCTCCATGCCTATTCGTTCTTTCTTATCACCACTGCCTATATCAATAGGTTTACCAGCTCTAAACTGAACTCTACTATCATAAAGATGCCTTAACGCCCTACCCCCTGGAGTATGTTCAGGATTCCCATACATTACTCCTACTTTCTCTCTCATTTGATTTATAAAAATAATAGAAGTTTTATATTTTTTTCTTACCTTATTAATTTTCCTGCACATTGGCGAAAATACTTTAGATTGACTCGCCATGTTTTTATCGCTTAAAGTTTTATTTATCTCTTCTTCAGGAACTAAAGCAGCCACGCTGTCTATAATTATTAAATCAAACTCTGGAATAGAGTCTAATAACGCTTCCCCCGCATCTTCTAAGCTTTCTGGATGGATAATTAGAAGATTATCATTGTCTACCCCGCATATCTCTGCCCATTTCGGGTCATAGCCTCCTTCTGCATTTATAAATGCACAAGTCTTATCTAAAGATTGATATTTCTTTATTACATGTAAACAAAAGGTAGTCTTACCTGAAGATTCTCCACCATAAAATTCCATTATATGCCCACCTGCAAATTGAGAAATTCCTCCGTCAAGCACATAGTCAAGAGCGTATACCCCAGTTCTAATCTTAGGCTCAACAACAATATCAGATGCTTTATGAACAGTGTATTTTCTTTCCATTTCTTTGAGAAGTTTGTTTAATTTTTCGTTTTTTGGTTTTTTATCCATAATAATTTACTCCTTTACATTTTCACAAATAAATTCTTCACATATATCCCAGGGATTCTTTTTCTTTTTATGAAATCTACACCACCCATTGGCAGCATTTATCGCCCCTTTGAAAGTTTTATTATCTTCTATTAAATCTTTGCCATTGTAATCAAAGTATTTACAACAATCACAAACATCACAATATTTCTCACATTCTTTAGAGCAATGTTTCTTTCTTTTTAAATAACGATTAAGTAAAATAAACTGCAAAATTTCATTAATGCTTTCCATTATTTTTCTCCTGTAATGCTAATTAAGTTTGATTTCTTTATATTACATAATCTACAAACAGCATATATCCATCCTATTATCATTAAAGGAAGAGGTATTAAATCTCCAAAATGAATACTTAGCATAATCATAATAGTTAATTGCGGACAAAATATAAACCCTAATCCATACCATATCCAATGAAAATCAGTAATATAATTCATTTTAATTCTCCCTTGTTAATCCAGCTAAAGCAAGCACAACCGCATCTGCCTTATCATTATCAGTTAATTTCAATTCTATTCCTAATGCAGCATTTACATAAGAAATAATTTCTTTTTTTAAATAAGGTCCTTTTACACTTTTATCTGATTTCTTAAATTTAATCTTTCTTCTTGCTGTTGTAGGTAATTCAAAATGACATTCTTGAGAACATCCTCTTAAACGTTCGTATACCAAGATACCGAATCGAGCGAGCGATTTAAGTGTTTTAACATTTTTCCCAAAGAAACAATCTTCGATAACAACTTTATTTAAATTAATATATGATATAATTTCTCTTTTAATTTGGTCAATTTGTTCCAAAAACGAATCTGCACTTAACAAAAAGTTTTTATTATTCTTAGGAACCTTAATAACATCTAATCTCTCTACAATTAAATAAGAATCGGTAGTTCTTATTAATGCTAATCCTGTAGAATGCATAGATACATCTACTCCTAATATAACTTTATTACGAGCTAAATTCACTTCTAAAAAAGCTTCTACAGTATTAATCTTTATTTTTTTAAGAGGTTTCATTTCCAATTCTCCATTATATAAATATAATATGCATACCAATAGCCTCTATTTCCGTTAGTTTTCATATGGCATATCTGGCATAAACTTATTAAATTATTTAAGTTTAAATTCTCTTTAACATAATCAACATGATGAACGTCTAATGCTTTTCCATTTTCTTTTTGAGTGCGATTGCATTCAGGATTTTGACAAGTATAATTATCCCTTTCTCTTATTTGTTCTTTTAATTTTTTTGTCCAAGTAGTTGGATATGGTTCGAAAGATTTACCATTTTCCCAACGAGGATGTTTTGTTCGGTCTTTAAATCGTTCTTTCCAAAACTTACTCATTTTTTGCTTAGTCGCAATTGAAAATATTTTACCTGTTAACGCTTTTGACACCGATTTACTAATTCGCTGCTTGTGTATTATTGTTAATTTTTTTCCAGTATGAGACTTACTCATTTTTTGTTTGGCTTTTTCTGTATGTCCAAATTTATCATGACAATATATCGAACAAAAGATTCTCTTAGCATGTTTATAACTTTCAAAGCTCTTGCCACAATACAAACAATTTTTAATTATTAGCTTAACTTTTATTCTCATCTTCTTCCTTTTGTAATTCTTTTATAAGTTTCAATTCTTTAGTATTCCAGTCATATCGACAAGGCAAAGGACATAACCCGCCTTTGTATTTGGCATCTCTGTTTTTATCTATTCTATATTCTCCAAACTCTCCTGTTTCATCATCGCTGTATACATATCTACAAGCGAATGCAGGGAATTGTTTAATTAAATCTTTTGCTAACCACTCGTTGTTGTCTCGCAACTGAACAAAAACAATAGCAATTCCTTTTGTTTTTTGTAATTTTTCTGTAAAATATTTAAGAAGTTTATCTGTTTCTGCATAATTATTGGGGCATAACCAATCCACAATTGTAATAGCATTATTTTCCAATTCGATTTTGTTTGAATCTGCTATTTCGTCCCACTTGAAATCTCCTTCTTTCAATCCAAGTTGTAGAGCTATTTTACTCCATCTACTGCCAGACTCAAGAGATACATAATAAGGGTTTTTATTTTGTTTTACAAGTTTTTTTACTATATTCATCGATATATGGGTTTTCCCAGCCGAGTTTTTACTACCAATTAAAATCAAATCTCCATAATTAAAATTCATAATATCATCAAAATAAGGCATTTTAAAATCTATTGGAATTCCTATATTTATTAAATTTGTTTTCCAATCTGCTTTAGTAACAGTAGAATAATTTGCTCTATTCTTAACAATAACCTCTTCCTTTACCAAATAACCTAATACTTTATCAACTCTCTTTTTATCTTCTCCTCTATTTGTTCCTACTACTGCCATAGCAATTTCTGTTCTATTTGCTTCTTCAACATGCTTTAAATAATCAATTATTTCTTTCGCTAAAACAGACTCATCCATAGTCACATATTTATTAAGCTGTCTAAGCATATCGTTGATTGTTTTAGGTGACATAGGTTTTTCTAATAAATGTTTATTTAAAATATGAAGAACTTGTCCTGTTTGTTTTATAGGTAAGATTTTACGGATTACTCCACCCAACTTAGTAAATTCAGTATTACAGCATCCCTCTAACCCATTATTTTTTAATTGTAAGTCTTTTGGGTTAATTTTAAAATTTTCTTTTTCTATTGCTTCTCTAATACCTTCGCTGTAAGTTTTTTGTGGAATTGTAACTTTACTTTTTATCAGTTTCTTTAATTCATCTGGCATTTTTATTATAGAATTAAAAGTTAACTTTCTTTTTATTCCATTTATTAAACTCGGCGAAATAACCACCTGTCCCCCGTCATTTTCCAAATCTATTTTGTATTCGTCTATTCTCGTTTTAGGTAAATCTTCTTCATATTTATAAAAAAGATGCCAACCATTTGTGCTCTCTTGTATAAGAGTTTTTCCCATAATTTTTTTAATTGCTTCTGGTATAGGCTTTTGGTCCACGTCTAAAATTGTAACTCCACTCATTTTCCCTGTTTTCACCCCAATATTTAATCCATCAGCCAACCACCTACGCCACTCATCTATATCTTTATGATTCTTAGTCGTCCACGCTGTCTCAATAGGAATCTTCTGATTTTTTGCAATAGCAACCAAATCAAAATTATTCTCTTCATAAAACTTTAACAACTTCTCAGTATTATCTTCATCTATCTTTGTCACCATTTCTATTTTCAATAATTCTTTCAAATAATGTATTTGTTCTATTTCTTTTGAAGGAAATTTATTTTCTAATTTTTTAGCCAAATCAAAAATATCATAATTTTTCTTACAAGCGTGGCAATTGAATTTGTTGACGTTTGGTATCTTAATACATAATTGTTCAGCCTTACAAAAAACACAATCAATTAAAAGAGTAGGTCCTCTTTTTGTTATCTTTATTCCTTTTAATTTCAAATATTCTAATAGCTTGTTTTCGATAATTATTCTATTCATTAATTTTCTCCATAGTATAAGTATAGTAAGCATACCAATAATCTCTTTGATTAGAAGCATTTACGTTGCAGTTTTTGCAGAGAGTTATTAAGTTATATTCGTTACAGTTTTCTTTATCATAGTTGATATGATGAATTTCTAATACCTTGTTATATTTCTTTAAATGCTCTTCTTCTGTTAATTTGCATTCTGAATTTTGGCAAATGAAACTATCTCTTTTGCGGATTTTATTTTTTAATTTTTGTGTAAATTTTGTGGTATAAGGTAATCTTCCTAAGCCGTCTTTATATCTATAATGATTTTTACCCGTGTGATTTTTTCTATATTCTTCGTCTTTCCACATATTTTTATAACTACAAGAACGACATCTACCAGAACCATAAACTCCAGACCACATTGTTATTTCTGCCCCGCAATCTATACAATAATATTGTTTATTAGTTCTTCCGTCTATATAAGAAGGGTGTAATTTACCTTTTTTTGGGAATGTTTTTTTTCTTTCTATCTTTGTGCAAATATATTTTTGAGAACAAGAACGACATCTTTTATGTTGGTAATTGCTAATTTTAACTCCGCAGTCGATGCAGTAATTCGCATTTTTACTTCTGCCATCTATATATCTGGGATGGTTTTTTGGATTTTTATAAAATTCTTTCATAATACAACTTTTACATAGATTACTTTTGCTGTAACCTTTAGTTCTTCTTCCGCAGAGTTTACATTTAAATTTATTTTTCATTTTAATACCATTATCCTCTTAATATTTAATTTATATGTCCATTTTTTAAACAATTCCATTCATATTCTAAATTTACCATAAACCATTGAAAAAAGCTATTATAATTTTCTTCAGGATAATATTTTAAACTTTCATATATAATACTTGGTATAGCTGTAATAAATAACAAAACAAGGATATATCTTTCCCAATATTTCATTCTATCACTCCTCTTTTAGTTTCATTTGGGTTTATTGTTAAAGGATTAATATTCTTTATTTTTTGGTCTAAATAGGTAATTTCCTTCTTTTGTTCTATTTTAAATTTTTTCTTACAATGTGGGCATGTAATCTCTTTCATTTTAATTTATCCTCCTCTTTAGACCTTTTCATAGTATCTTTAAACACTATAACTCCAAATATAATACTTAGAGATAAGTTTATAATAACATTTTTTAAAAGTCTTAATAATCTCAAAAATCATCACACTCCTTTATGCCATATGGTCAGAGCTAAAACACATTCCATTTACTATAAAATGATAGTGGTATTCCTTAAATATCCCTGTTCCACTACAAGCTCTACAACTTTTATCTTTTCCATTACATATATAACATTCTCTACTATCATCTACTTTAATTATTTCCGCTTTATTTTTCATAAATCCTCCTTATAATCTTTTACGAATTCTATTAGGCATTAAGCTGTTTAAAGCGTATAAAAAGACATTTGGACGTTTAAATCCATTTAGCCCTCTTCTTCTATAAGGATAATAAATATATGTAACATAAAATAAATAACTCATGCAAGCAGAAGCGAAAATCCCGATGCACAGTATATAAAAGTCTACAATCACAATTGCATATACTATTCTTACTAAAGTGTTTAATATAGAGATATTAACGAATTTTCTTGATTGTGTTTTGGCAGTTTTTGTTTTTATTATTTTCCTGCCCTGCCAAACATATTTGTATGCATCAAAAAGCCCTGTGACTATTAGCAATATACCAATTATATTCTTTAACATTTAAAGTTTATCCTTTATTTTTTAAATTTTTCTGCTATTGACTCTGAAATTTTATCTAAAACATATTCTTTAATAGGATAAAGTAATACTCTATTTTCTCCATGATAACAATATTTATCTATTGTATTAACTATATCGTTAGCTAATTTTATTCTTTCTTTTATTAAATCTTTCATTTTATCTCTCCTTTTATTTTTCAATAACGCTATTTATTTTCTTACTTGTTAAAAATTCAGTTAAAAGTTTAACCCCATTATTCAAATCTTTCATGTTAATTATCTCAACGGAGGAATGCATGTTTCTTAGAGGTATCGCAAGGTCTACTATCTTAATCCCTCCACAAGTATTAGCCACAGATTTAGCATTGGTTCCCCCTGCATCAGCAGTGGCTAAATATTGTATCTTTATTTTGTTATTATTTGCTATAGAATTTATTAAATTAACAGATGGTTGATGGATATTTACCCCTTTATAAATCACCATGCCTTGTCCAAGAATACATCTTCCTACTCGTCTTTCGTCTACGTCTGGTTGGTCTGTAGCAAAAGTTACATCTACACCAATGAACAAATCTGGTCGAATCTTATAAGCTAACTCTTTCGCTCCTTTACAGCCTATTTCTTCTTGAACGCTAAAGCAAAATTTTAATGTAGGAAGTGGTTTCTTTTTTTGCCGTATAATATTTTTAATTGTTTCAATAAGCATATAACAACCTGCTTTATCATCAAATCCCGACCCCATATAGAATCCATCAGTTAACTCGTCGAATTCAGGCTGTAATACAACTGGGTCTCCTATAGAAACAATTTTACATACATTTTTTTTACCTCTTATTCCAATGTCTACTGTAACATCACTCGTTCTATCAGGCACTTCGTCAACTTCTTCTTCAATTAGATGGATAGGTTTGCATCCAATAACTCCTTTGATAATTTCTTTTTTACTATTTAAAATTAAAACTTTTCTTCCCCTTAATAAAGAAACGTCATGTCCGCCTATTGGAACTAAAGAAATATAACCTCCTTTATCTATATTATTAATTAAAAAACCAAGTTGGTCAGAATGAGCGTCTATTGCTATAGTTTTGTCAGTCTTTCCTTTAATGGTAGCTACTACATTGTTATGAAAATCAATACTGACTCTTGTTCTTGGCAAATAATTTAATAATTCTTTTTTAATATACTCAGCTAACTTTCTCTCATATCCAGATGGAGAAGCACACATAACCAGGTCTTTTAATAATTTAATATCTTTATTCATTTAAATTTCTCCTTTTATCCTCACCTTTATTATAGCATAAAACATATATCTCAAGCAAGTAAATAATCGATTTTAGTAAAATAGCTCTAATCCCATAAATTCCAAAAATATTGTTTAAAGTTCTTCCATCCAAGGTCATAATCTCTTATCTCTTTAGTTGTCATATATCTATATATATTATCTTTATTAGTGAAGGTTTTATCAAATTTTTCTCTATCTTTTTTATCCCTCATTAAAATTAAATCTCCTTCTGAACATTCTTTAGCAAGATAAAAGGTATAAGAAATAGAATTTAAAATATCCATCCATTGTCCTTCTGTTAATTCTACAGGATGTCCGTTTAAATTTTTCTTTAAACTCATGATAGAATGCTCAATTACATCTGCCAAATAACAATCTAAACCCCAAACATCACAATTAGCATATCCCCTCTTTCCTCTTTGAATAAATCTTTTTATATACATTAGAATATTTCCTACAAAAATTATTACTTCCTTATACGTATCTTTAAAAAAATATTTAACAGGATGAGATTTTCTATCTTTCCTTATATTTCGTGACATTTTTTTTATATTTAATCTTATTGGTTTTACTGTATGAAATTTCATTTTTTTTCCTTTTTATATTTATTATACTTGAGTCAACAAAATAATAGATTATCTTTTATTTTTCCGCCAGTGAATAATTCCATATATATTCATTGCAAATAAATAAACAGAAATAGCTGATAAACTTGTAGTATTTAGCATTATACCTATTACCATATATATAGCATTGGCTAATCCAAACCAATAAAATCCAGATATCTTCTTCCTTGCTATAAGAAAGGAGCCAACCACGAAGCCTATATTAGCTGACCAACCGAGCATATCAGTTAATTGCATGAGTTTTCTCCTATTTTTAAATAAGGAATGAATCCAAGACAAATTAATGTAAATATTCCACTTACTATAATAAGCCATTCTAATCCTATTTTAGGATATAACCATCCCCCTATAACTCTACTTCCCATAGCTCCTAAATTTAATACACTACAAATTCCAGCAAATGTAAATGCTTCTGCTTCTTTAGGTGTTATTCTTGCAACATAATCTAATATAACCAAATGACTTATCATACCAAATATTCCAAATATTACAGCATAAATCAAAGCTATTTGCCAATTAGGATAATATAAATAACAAAAAGTTGTAACACCCGCTAAGAAAGTAGTTATATATAATAACTTTTTAAGATTTATTTTTTTACATATCTTCCAATATATAACTGCTCCTAAAATCCCAAACGCACTTCCTGTTGTGCTTAATAGACCTATAAAAATTTTATCGAAATGAAGAGAATCTCTCATTTTAAACATCAATGCTAATCCAAATGATGGACTGAACCATAAACAAAATAAAAAGGCGAGTGCCAACCACAATTGTTTACTTTTTATTGCTTTTTTAATTCCTTTAAAACTCTTTGTATTAACTTTTTCTTTTCTTTTTTCTTCATTGTATTGCGTTATCATATAAGTTAATATTCCACCTATAAACATGACAACAAGTAAATTAGCTATTCTATAATTTAAATACTTAGCAATTACTCCACCAACTACTCCTGTAATTAGACTTGCTACAGAAATAGCTCCCCATTGAATACTTTGAAATTTTCCCGTGAGATTGTATTTCTGCCCTTTAGCTACCATTATACCATCACAGGCTACATCATTCATGGCAAAACAGGTCGCACATAATATATTTATAATAATTAAACTTTGAATATTTAACCCAAAAAAGAATATATACATCCCTAATAACATAATTAAGATATAATTGATAATTAAGTAAGATTTTCTCCTATAACCGAATAAAGGAAAGGTATCGCTTATTATCCCATAAATAGGCTTAATCGTCCAAGGAATGGTGGCTAAAGCCCCAATATAGGCTATTTTATCGACAGTTAGCCCCCAAGTCTCTTTCATTAGATAAAAGATACTTTGAGAAGGAAGTCCATAGATTCCTTGACCAAAATAGACCAAAGCAAAAAGAAAATAATATTTTAAATATTTATTTTTCTTCTTCATTATATCATAAACCTCTTTCTCCTACCATTATATTCTTTTTCTATAATATCAATAACTTCTTCTATACTATCTGTTACTTTAAATAAATTATAATCTCTTTGATTAATTTTTTTGTCATCTTTCAAATATCTAAGCCACTCTATCAACCCTTTATAAAATTTAGTTCCAAATAATATAAACGGTCTTGATGGAATTTTTTCGTTTTGCAACACGGCAAATTGGTCCATGATTTCATCAAGTGTGCCATATCCTCCAGGACAAGCAATAGAAGCGAAAGAGTATTTTGTGAACATTACTTTTCTTGTGTAAAAATGTTTAAAAATAATATAGTGATTAATATAATCATTTTTATCTTGAAATTTAGGAAGTTCTATATTTAATCCAACCGAAATTCCACCTGCATCATAAGCTCCTTTATTTGCAGCTTCCATAAGCCCCTTACCTGCTCCAGTAATAATGGAATATTTCTTTTTCGCTAATTTATAAGCTAATTCATATGTAGATTTGTATTGAGAGTTATCAGGTTTTGTTCTCGCAGACCCAAAAATAGCTATACCTCTTTTAATCTGACCTAAATACTCAAAACCTCTACCAAATTCATCTCGAATCCTATTAAGCCTTTTTCTATCAGATTTCCTCATTTAATCCCCATTCTTTCATCATATAATTTTTGAAAAGCATTAGCATACAATTTATCAGCTCCATTTATATATTTAAGTAAATAATCGATTGCTCGTAAATAATATTCTGGATAAAGTTTTTTAATTGCATTTAATGCGAAATCTTCAGCTTCATATTCTTTTTCTTCTAAACTTAAATAATGGTTAATTGTAAAATGATTTTTCCGCACATGCCCCATCTCATGGAGAGCTCCTAACATGACTTCAAGTTTATTTTGTAATTTCTTAGCGTTATATTTTATAAGATAGCATTCTTTTTTATCTCCGTCAACATAGTTATATAAATTTATAGATAAACCTCTTACTCTATTATCTCGTTTAATAGTAAAATGGTCTTTTGGAAAATGTAATCTCTTTTCCATTTCTTCTACAAAATTTATAAATAACTTTTCATTATTTGTCATTATTTTTTCCAGCCAATTCTATAAAATGCTTAATACGGTGGTTCTTGCAGCAATAATACTCCCCTTTATAATAATAAGCAATGTTTTTTTGAAAAGGGTCTTTATTACATTTACTATAGGTGCATTTTGTTCTTCTTTTTGCTTTGGCTGTCTTTCTCATAATTTATCTCCTTTTCCATTTTGAATCTAAAATCGTCCGTCCATTCATATGCTCTATCTCATGTTGAATTGCTATACAAATCACACCATCTTCTTCTAAAGTATATATAAATCTTTTTCCATTATTCTCTATTTCTACTTCTTTGTAACGAATTGTATCTACATAAATTCCAGGAAGAGAAAGGCATCCTTCGTTTTTCATCATAAATCTATCATACTTTTCTATAATTTTAGCATTAATTAAATCTATTGAAATCTTTTGTTGGGGAATTCTTATTATTGCTACTTTTTCTGGAATTCCTATCTGAATTCCACTCAATCCGATTCCATTTTTATGTTTTGATAACTCTTTTTCTAATAAATCTACAATTCCATTGATTCGATTCTTATTTGCTTCTTCTGATTTTGTTTTTAATTCTTCTATATTATAAATAATTGATTTTATCATCCTTTATTCCTAATAAAATTATTAATTTTTCGATTTAATATAGTAATATTTTTAATTTCTTTCTCCCATATAATCAAAACTTTATAACCTAATTTATAATAGATATTTATTTTTTCTTTATCTCTTTTTTTATTTTGAGGTATATTATGCCAATAATCACCAAAAACTTCTATAATTTTTTTATCTTTTTTATTAATGAAATCAGGATTATAACTTCCAATGGATAATTTATTGTTTCCGACATATTTGAATGATTTAGGCAATAAAGATGTAACTATAGATTCTGGTTTTGTAGGTCGTCTATGATAATCAAATATATTATCTTTATGCGATTTTTTTGTTGAACATGATTGACATCTTTTGCCTCTTATATCGCAATCAACATTACAATCTATACATTTATGTTTTCCTCCATGTTTGTATTTTAATTGATGTAATAATTTTTTTATTTTGTTGGTGTGTGTTTTATTGCAAAAGGGGTTATTTATTCCCATCGATGAACATCTTTTACATAATGTAGAACCTTGATACATCGGTTCATTGCATTGAGGACATTTTTCTGTTTTTTTATTTATTTTCCTTACCATTTATAAATTCCTTTCTGAATTCTTTTGGAACATAACAACTATACCTTATACATTTCTCACATTTCTTATCACGATTAATACAATCTTCTTTTAAACATAAATTAATTCTATGATTTAATCTGGTTTTTTCACCCACAATTAATCCTTTCGTATGAAGTCACAAATTGCTTTGACTAATCTTTTACAGCTACCCCATAAATCACAATATTGGGAAGAACAATCTTCTCCTCCTGTTTTACAACCATTAACAGTTTTTAAAATATCCCACACTACTTTCTCATCAACTCTATCCAATTTAGCTTTGAGTTTATTTCTCTCAGTATGTGCCTTTACACTTGCATTTAGGATAGATGTTTTAACTTCTTCTAATTCTTTAACTTTTGTCTCAAGCTTATACTTTAAAATTAATAATGCTCTGGCATAATCGCTTACACTTTCCTTCGTGCAATCGCAGAATACTAAATACTGTGAACAAATAAAACATCTATTACTCTTCATCTTAATTTATTCCTCTTTAATTAAACTCTCTCCATACTAACTTAATAGGCACTGAAAATGGTTTTTTATTTTTTATATTCTGTTTAGATTTAATCTTCTTCTTTTTCATAACGCTTCCTTTCCTCATTTTCTTTTAGCATATAATATTTAAGTTGCATAAAGCACTTTATTGCACCTCTTAAAGTTTTATCTAATCTTAGTTTTCTATAAAATTGATTATTAACTCTTCCTCTACTCATAATTTGGCTCCTTTAAGAAAATTTTAATTTCTTTTAAACTAACACATCTTCCATAATTTTGAGCAATAATTCCAAAAGGACTTACTTTAGATAACCCCATAAACTGTATCAATACCCCTACCACTTTACCTTTATATAATAAAGAACCACCACTGTTACCAAACCAAATCTTATTAGTAACAATATAATATCCCTTTTTATCCACCTGTGTAATTATACCATCAGTAATCATATCTACTATACCATTAGGGTTGCCTACTATAATAACTTCACTTCCTTCTTTAGGAGCTTCAGTAGCTATTTCAAGATAAGAAGTATTTTTTAATTGTGGAACTTTAAGCAATGCTAAATCCTTTTTCTTATTATACTTTACTATTTCTGCTTTAGATTGTGTTCCAGAATCAGATTCAATGACTAATAAATTATCTTCTATTTTTTGTTCTATTAAATGGGCACAAGTAAGGACATAACTTTCTCCATTTATTTTTATATGTGTTCCAGAACCCATAAAGCCATATGCTAAATTCTTAATTAAAACGTTAGCCTCTTTTATCTTAGCAACTTTTTTTAAATCAATATCTTTTTTAGAATTTATTTTCTTTTCCAGTTTATCAAAATATTTATTAAATTCTTTTATAGCAGTTGTTGTAAGATTTAAAGCGTCAGAAATTACAGATTCTAAATAATCAATTTTGATTTTCGACAGTTGCTGTAATTTGATTGTAGTTAAAACAATTTTTTCTAATTCTTCTATTAATTCTTCTTGATATTGGGCTAATATATCTATCTTATTTTCAAGCATAGAAATAAAAGTTCTTTGCTCATAACAAGTATAAGATATACATCCTAATACTATAAGATTTAATGTTAATAAAGTTGTTAAAATAATTCTTCCAATGCTGAATTTATTCATAATTTGCTCCTTTTTTATAATTTTCAGTTGCCCATAAGGGTTGTAAGTTAGTGTAATTAAAGCATTTACGTTGTTCGGAGGGTTTGGATAAATCGAACAATGAACAAGGTTTGATATGGCCAATGTGCCAACCATAAAACCCGTGATTTTTCCAAGTCATTCCTTTTGTAAACTGATTTTGTAAATGGTTCTTTAAGAATTCTATCGAACAACCAAGCAGCTTTTTCGTAGATGCTGCTTTGGAATTTCTTTTTATTGCATGATGTAATCTATCTCTTAAAGTAACTAATATTTTATAATTTGAGTCTGTCTTCAATCTTTTTTTTCTTAAATTATTTCGCTCTATTTTATGAAATTTATGGTATTTTCTCATCCTTCTTAATATTTCTTTTTTATGAGTTTCTCTGTAATCTTTTGATTCTTGTTTGTGAGATTCATAATATATTTTACTGTATTCTCTTCGTTCTTGTTTATGAGCTTCTTTATATATTCTACCTTTAATAGCAATTTCCTCTTTGTTATCCAAGTAATATATTTTTCTATATATCTTAATGCAATCTTTACATGAAGAAGATAACCCATCTTTATGATTTCTATTTTTAGCGAATTCTATAATTGACTTAATTATTTTGCACTTTGAGCAAGTTTTAGTTTTCATTAGAAACAAACCCTTTGTATTTTTAATTAATTTAATATTTCGTCAATAATCCCATATTTTAAGCATTCTTCTGAATATAGCCATAGTTCTGCGTTTCTTGCTTTTGTTAATTGAGTTTCTGAAAGTTTTGTTTGTTTTTTTAGCATTTTAAATAGTTTAGATTGTAGCCTTTCCATATTTTCAAATCTATATTTCATTTTAGTTGCATAATCATAGCCCCCTCCACACATATCATGTGCCATCCAAACAGAATTTTTGCACATATATCTCTTATCTCCAAATATAGAAATAATTGCTGCCATAGAAGCAGCTTCTCCATTAATAACAGTAAATACAGGAGATGATAATCCCGCCATACAATCGATAATGGAAAGCCCATCATAAACACATCCCCCACGAGAATTTATATAAAGAACTATAGGAGTTTTACGGCGATAAACATCTAATGCTATTAGTTGAGTAGTAATTTTATGAGCTTGTTCTGTATCTATTACACCAGAAAGAAAAATATGCCTATTATGCAATAATATTTGTTCTGGTTTAATTTCGTTCTTATAATTAAGTTTATTTGAACGTTTACGTTTTCTCTTTTTAACAGTGGATTTCTTTCTTTTAATCGTTTTCTTAGCCATGATTCCTCCTTTAGAAATTTTTAACGATGTGATTAGCTAAATCATCAATCTGAGTCTTTAGCGTATCCAAGTCTGCAATTTGCCCAATAAAAACGGTTATTGCTTGGCAAGCTGCTTTATAGGCACACTGCATTTTAATAGATGCAACTGTTTCTGGACTTCTTTGATAAGATGTATTTGTGCTTTTTGGTTTGACAGGATTTTTTTGATTACAAGTGTAACATTTTTGGTATTTTCCATCTTTAAGTTCTTTACCACAATCGGAACAATGATACCCTTCTTCTATATTTGTATCTGATTGAGCTGTATCTGCATTATTTTCTTCAACAACAGCTCCCTTTTTTACCTCAGCATTTTTGCCTTCTTTATTAATTCGAGTTACGTGGTAAAGTTTACCTTTCATTGTATACTCAATTCCTATCGTATCCCCGTCTTCGAAACTGGTTTTGGCATAGTTGTAGACTTCTTCTCCGCAGTTCATCCATTGAATAGGATTTTTTAAATTTTTATCTTTGGTATCTATTTTCAGTAAATGTTTATCGCCTTTTTTATACGCTACTTGAAATATCATTTTAACTCCTCCTTTTTTAGTTCTTCTAAATTATTATAATAAGTCGCAAATCCCCATTCTGAATTCGAAAAACTTATTAAACTTCCGTCTTCCATTTCTATTACAAATTTACCCGTATTAAATTCGAATTCCTTATCTGAGATTTTTTGTATTAATTCTTGTTTACTGTATTCATCAATTAAACAGGAAATTCGTTTAATTTTCTTATTTTTTATTAATTTAGTCAACTCTATTTCTATTAAATTCATTTCTTTACCTTTCTTTTTTTAGCAAGTCTCTTCTTTTTTCTTTCTTCAAATTGCTCAGTCCATTCATAAGTAACAATAGCATCTTTTTCATTATATAGATTTCCTATTTTTTCTCTTAGTCCTGCATAAGGCACACAGTTAATATTAATATTTTCTTTTTCTTCTATATTAGAAAATATATCTTCTATTTGTTTTTCTATAAAATCTGGAAGATTAATTAGGTCGACAAGCATTTTTCTAACCTCGTAGTCTTCCTCCGTTTTTATTTCAGAAATTAAATTATCCGCCCGTTCGCATTTTATTTTTTTAGCAAGTTCTAAAGCTGGATTATATTTTTTTGGTTTAATTTTATATCTTTTGGGTTTCATCTTAGGACTAAATATTTTAACCTTATTATTTACTGACCATAAAATTTCCCAATCAGAATCGATAGTGACAAGAACTATTTCTTTATCTTTATTATGACGAACTATGTAACTGGCTATATCATCCGCCTCCAGGTGTTCGCCCTTTACGACTATAAATTCAGTTCCTTTATTCAGATTGTTAAGCAGCTCGTTGGCTGTGTTGAATGTTTTTTTCCAATCAATATCCTCATAAGATTCTCTTAATTCTTTTCTATTAGCTTTATATTCTTCTGCATATTGTTTTCTCCATGATTTTAAAAAATCAGTTGCAAGATAAACAGTATCCTGTGGCTCCAAACCTATTTTACGAATACATGTAATTATTGAATTAAGTAATAAATAAGAAAAAGGCATATTCTTATATTTTCTCCATGCAAATATCGAAGTAAACACAAATACATTCCAGTCAAGCACAATTAATTTACCTTGTTCCATTTTATATCCTTATTTTAATAGACATAATTTATATCATCTTTGTTTTTGGTTTTATACTATCAATAAATTTTTTAAATCTTATCGGATGTTTAGCTTTTTCAATCTCCTTTAAACTTGATATTTCTCTACAATCTATCCAAAGGCATTGATAACCATCATAGAGTATTCTATCCATTCCAAATCTATGGCACTTAGGGCATCTAAACATTTATTTTCCTTTTGTTAATAAAAGGGTTTTCTGCTTTTGGATTAACTCTACACTCCCCACCCATTACTGTATATCGTATATATTTAGTATAATACCACTTATCAATTTTATGGGATAATACGACTAATAAAACTAAACTTATTGTTAAAATTATATAAATCATTTCTTCCTCTTCCTATTACGCAAACTCGCTAATCGTTTCTTTCTTTTCTTTACAGAAGGTTTCTCAAAACTTCTTCTATCTTTAAACTCTTTAAGCACACCTATATTTCTAATCATCTTCTTAAATTTTCGAAGTGCTTTATCGAAAGATTCTGGAGAAGAATTATCTCGATTATCAAGTAAAATTTTCTTGCCTTTAATTTTCATAAATTATCCGATTCTTTTTTGAATATAGCAATTTCTTTTAATAACCCTTGTTGCAATTGTTTTGCTGTAACTATGCGTTTTCTGACTAATAATTTATTTATAGAACTTAATATTAATTTTACAAATGTAATTTCTCCATATTTTTGGTCGAATTTAATACATTTTTCTCTATAAGAGCTCATAATATATCCTTTCTATTCGCCATCTGTTTCAGTAAAATCATCTACATCTCTACCAAAAGTATCAGTTTTTATTAAATCGAAACAAGCAATATGATATTTATTATTATAACGAATAACATAAGCATCATCTTCATATATTCTTCCCTTGCAATAATTACAATATCCTAAAGCCTCTCTATTCTCCTTCATTTCTTTTTTCCTTTCTTCCCCTTTAACAATTGATGATAATATGCCATTGTATTAAATAAAATTCCCATCATAGCATTTTCTATTCCTTCTCTGCTTTTAAATCCTCTATGCTCAAGCCACATATCAAAAAAGTGGCGATATAAACTTTTCATACACACATCAAAATGATTTTCCCCAAATCCTTTTTGCCAATTATCCCCATCTCTTAAACTACCATCAGGTAATTTTCTATTTCGATGCATATATTCAGCGTATTTTAAAAGAACTTCTGGAGATAAAAATGCTTCAAAATCTAATTTATCTTTCGTGGTGTCCCTGGATGCCCCCGTTGAAAACTTCCTTATAACTCCTGTATCAATTGTTTTTTTCTTTTTAGACATTTCCGCTTGCCCCTTCCATTGATTTTTTATCAATATTTTTAATTATTTCATAAATTTTTCTCGCTCTCGAAACTCGAAGACTTATAAAGTGGTCAAGAATCCTTTTGCAATTCTTACAAATTTCAAAAACTTTAACTTCTTCTTTACGCTTTTTCACTTTACTCATTAAATTTTGTAAATACTCAGCTTGGTTATTATAATATTGTTCTTCTTCTTTCGCTAAATTTTCTGTAATTGTTTCTAAAATAGAGAAAGTAAATTTTGAGTCTCCTTCTTTAATTAGATTGTTGCATAAATCACAATACAAAACGTATGACATAATTTATCCCTTCTTTTATTCCTTTGGTTCTTCTTTTTCTTTTAAACTTACAGTTTTTTTACATTTGCTTAATTTATACATATAAATCTTTTCTTCTATTAATCTAAAAATCCCTTTAATAAATTGAGTAATCAAAACCCTCAAACTTTGGATTTTTCTATCATATCTAATGGCAATATAATCTGTTAACTGTTTTTTATTATCAAATAATCGTCCACCAGAATCTTCTACAAGAAACAATGCCCATTTAGAAAGTTTAATTTTTGATTCTGACCAAACAAGATATATAGGTTTATGTAATCTCCACGCTTCAGCCATCTCATGTATTGTGCCAGTAGTCTTTATATCTGGAAATAAATGCACTATAATAAAATCACTTTTATGAACCATCCTTAAATCTTTTGCCACTATTCTTTTAAAATTGTCTTTAAATATTTTATAGTTTCCAGAACAAATCCATCCATTGAATTTTTCTTGTGCCTCTACAACAGTCATGTTTGTTACTAATGGCTCAGTTTTGCATGGGTCTTGAATATATATGCCAGCTTCATCTAAAGCAGGAGTCATAGCATCTCTCCAAGCAACTCCACCATCTTTTTTAGCGAATTCAATTGCACCTGCTACCGTCAAAGGTAGGTATAGAATAATTTAAATTTCGCTATACCTAACATTTGGCATCACCTCCTTCAATAATTTCAGGAACAGTTTTCCAAAGTTTTCCATATATATTTTTAAACCAATTCATATAATCTTCAACCAATCCTTTTTCGACAAGATAATTATAAGTTTTACTATGAAATTTTCTATGCCCGCCGTTAGAAAAAATCATAAAATTTTCTAATATATCATTTTGTTTGTTATTGTCTTTGTGGTGGATATGCTCTTCAGATTTTAATTTTTTTCCTATTAAACGTTCTATAATATATCTATATGCATATTGAACTTTTCCATTTAAAGATAACACAAATCTTCCACAAGAACTTAAATGAATTCCTTTATAATTATGAGGTTTATTTCCTTTTTTAAATTCTGTTTTAGGAGAAAAGCGTTTACCTTTCATGGAAATGTTCATACATTTAACACTACAAAATTTTGCAGTGTTTTTTCGATATGAATAAATTTCCATTTTTGTCTTACAAATTTGACATTCTTTTATAATTTTCATTCTATTTGACACCTGAATTTACCTTTCTATTCATATTCTCCATTATTCCACATCTCCATTGGCGATTATTTTAATATTTTCGTATTTTGCTATTTCATCATCATAACTATCCATAAGTTCCTCTATCAAAAAATCCCCTATATCATTAATATACAATCTTCTTTTAATCTCTTTAGCACATCTAACCAAACATCCTGTCATATCATTGTAACGTTGATAATTCGGGTGCTCTCCAAGAAAATTTTCGACAAAAGTTTTTATACAATATTTATTAGTTGCTGCTTTACAAGCACTATTAATACAATAATGTTTAACATAATAAAATATTTGGTAATTCAATTCCCCTGCTGTTAGTGCAGGTTCCCTATTTCTTAATTCTTCTCTACGACCATCGTCAGATTTGATATAGGGCATAAAATTATCTCCTATTTTTATACTTTCTTTATTAATTCTATATTTGATTCTTTAAATTTAACTATTCTGTAATTACAAACACTTGATGAACATAATCTTAATCTAACTTCATATAAAACATATTCATTGCTACCATCTTCATAAAGAACAAAATCTTCTAATGTTCCTGTGCAATCTTCAAAAAAACCACCTTTAATTCTTACCTCATTTCCATATTTAAACATTATTCTTTCTCCTTTTTAATAACAGTATAATATTTTGTCCATTTAGTTCCATAACGATTACTTTTATCAGGTATATTCTTCTTCTTTCCTTCAATTAACTCATCTCGTATCAACTTTCCCAAAGCACCAATATACTCTTCTCCTAATTCTGATTTTATTAATGCAGCAGTAATATCTACTTTTCTTGTATCAATATAATCATATAATCTTAGTTCTTTTTCTGAATAAATTTCTCTATTCATTTTTTTCTCCTCTTTTTTCATATTTTCTTGCATAATCGTCTAAACTCTCTATAACTGCTCTTCTTATTAAAGAGTCAGTGCATCTCTTTCTTTTAAAGTGATTTTTTATTAAACTTTTTTCTTCTTTATTTAGGGTTACTTCTATTAAAACTTCTTCTGTCTTTTTATCTTCTTTAAGAAATTTAACTTTCATTTTTATATCCTTTTACTTTATTATAGCATAATTTCAATAGTTCAGTCAAGTAAATAAACGAATTTGTTAAATTAATTTTCGGTTGATGTTTTTGCGTCTTCGAGGTCTTCAAATAAACGGTCAACTTCATTTAAAAGTAATTCAAGAATAAGGTCTCTCTTTTCTTTTTTGTTTTCTTCCCTAACTAATTTTATACACCTACTTACACGCTTCAAATCATGTAACAAACGATTATAATCTTTACCTAATAACATAATTTACCTCCCAGCTTGTTGAGCTATAATTATATTTCTGCAATTATTACAAACTAATACTCTCATTACTTTGCCAGAAGAGTTGCCTCTTGCTGTTATTATAGTAAGATATTGCCTCGGTAAAGTTAGATGGCATCTATGACAGGTTCCGAAATTTGGCATAACTATTCCTTTCGTATAAAGTTACAGATTGCGGTAGCTATATGTAAAAATGTTATCCTTGTGTTTATATCCATTAAGCCTTTGTTCTCTTTTTTTATCAACGCTGCAACTGAATCCTCTATTATATTTAATACTTTATTATTATCAACCCTATCCAACTTAGCTTGGAGTTGTTCTACTGCTTGACTACACCCTGCTACAATAGCTCTTTCAGAAGGAGAGGGGTAGGCATCTTTTTTATAATTCCATTTAGGGTGAGCTTTAATTTTTTCACAAGCCTTTTTCATTTCCCTATGAGACCAAGTATCATATCTAACATCATCTTCGTATGCCTCTTTATATGTTATAGGAGAAGTTTTATTCCCATAACCATCATCTTCACCACCGAGATATAAATAAACAAGGTCTTTCAACTTATCCCGCTCTTGGATTGCTTTGGCGAGGATTGAAGTGCAAAGGTCTATTGACTTATTATATGTATAGATATGACATTCTTTAATATACGGGCAATTTTTACATTTTTCTTTGTAGTAAGATTTGCCACAACATTCTTTCTCAGGCAACATATCCCCTGCTTTCTTCTGAGCTTCAAGAGCGTCTGCTCCTGCAATACAAGCATTATATTGTTCTTCTGTTGCCCATTGTTTATCCATTAAAATACTACTTAATTCTTTCAACACTTCTATATTATCCATTATCTTGTTCTCCTTGAATTTAGGGTTGGTCTTTAATTTATGTTATTGTTATGGGCGTAAACAATCTTCTCTGCTTGTTCTTTTGAAAGTGGAGAAGCAGCACCAATAATAATAGCGTTTTTACCTGTAATGATACCCCAATGTCCATCATCTAATACATCTGAAACATACCATTTACTCATTCTATTTCTCCTTTAAGTGGGTAGTAATCTATTTCCGCATACAGGGCAATACTTATATCTCTTATTCCATAAGTTTGCCATTCCTCTATTGACCTTATAATGATGAGAAGTAACATCCCATCTCCATATTTCACAGCACTTCTTCTTTCGCTTCATCACTTACTCCTTATCAGTTCTGGTAGGTTGTCTGCGAGGGCTTGAGCTAAGTCCGTTAATGCTACCCCTAAATCATTTAACATATATCCAGTCCCATCGCAACGGCTACAACCATCGACACAACATTGCGTTCTGTAAGTTTGTGATAGACCTTTTTTATGAAGAAAGCTAAATATAGTATATTCTGTTTTTTTCACGTTTAACTTTATTAATAACTCCCCGATTTGTTTGATAATAGAATTACAAGCCTTTAACTCACTTGACATTGGTTTACCACAACTTGCACATATATTAGAAAAGGAATGAAAATTTGTTAATAAGGCAGGTCTATTACCGTCATCATAACATTTACATCTTTCCTTCTCTTTTGGAAAATTCTTAAGCTGGTTTAGTTTCATCACTTACTCCTTATCTTGCGGTTTGATTGCTTTACCCGAAAATATACTTTAGTAGAGCTATCGCTACTAACCCGTATAGAATAAATCCCGCTACTCCGAAAGTAACATTATATGTTGTCTTCATATCTCCCTCTCTTTGTCTTTGATAGCTTGGTAATACTCATAATGATTATTGCATACAGGTTCATGATTACAACACATTTCTGGTAAATCATCTACAAACATATATTTACAGGTAGAACAATTTCTTTCTTCTCTCCCTATCCTACCTCGCAAGGCTTGGAAACAGAGGTCTATTGCGTCATTAAAAACCCTATTTTGTCCGTAATGGTCAAACATACCAATAACTTTCTTTTCAGGCAACATCTCCCTAAGTTCCGCATCAGAGAGAATGTAGTATTCTTTGAGGGCGGAGAGGGCTTCTTTCTTCCCCTTTATTGCAAATCCTCCAGGTGCTCCATATATAGCGCTTATTGTTAAACTATCTAATATCTGTTCAGGTGTTTGTTTCATCATTCCCCCTTTATTAGTTTTCGGATTTCAGCTTTAGCCTTATTGTAACCTATGTCTAAACCTCTTTCTTCTTTGCCATGACTATCATTATCATATCTATTCTTCCCCACAACCCTCAAGAACAATTCATGAATAGCTGTGGTGGCTTGGTTAAACTCTTGACAGACACAACCACTTTCAGTGCATTTCATACAAATCGTATCTCCTAATATCTTCTCAAGTTCTTTTTTCATTTTATCCCCATAAATTCTTTTAGTTTAGCTTTTAATATTTGACAGGGAATTAATCCTGTATTCTGTTCTATTGCCCACTTCGCAAACTTGAGAGAGGCGAGGGCATTTTTATCATAAAATAACAAAAATCCATCTTCTATCTGTGCTTCCTTTTGTTCGAATATTTCTATTGCCTCATCTATCCGTTTAATTATTTGTTTCATATTTTTAGCTCCTTATTACAAATCCTTTTAATTAACAAAAGTGTTTATTAACTATCTTTACCATTTCTTCTATCTCTACGATACATTTCTATTTCTTCTAATAAAAAGTTTAATGTCTTATTTAAAGATTTAATATGCATTATTATAATTATATCACAAGTCATTATTGCTCCGCAGATACCTATTACCGACACTATAAGCACAATTAATTGAGTCCAGGATAACATTTTAACTCCTTATTGGAAATTTATTATTTAGATTTGGATTTCCAATTATTTTTGCTATATTTTTATATTCATTAAACTCTCGTATATCTTTTATTCTTTGGTTTTTCTCTAATATAGGGAAAATAAGATACTCCAATATTAATAATATAAACCCTGCTCCTATAAAATATCCAATAACAAATGCAATAAGATTCATTCTTTTCTCCTTCTTCAAATTTAAAATCTTAACGTAAAGTAGGCAATTACCCTTTTATCAACAAGAAAATTATTATATCCTGTGCCTACACCTATTCCAACGGCGGAATTTTTTAGACCTATATTATCAAGCTTATAAGACACACCTAAAGGATACAAACCTTTAGTAGTAATGAAACTATCAAGTCGTATCTTCCACGCTTTAAACCACGAAATTCCTATTCCCCCTTCTCCAGCTATAGTTCCATCTGTTCCTATACTTCCTCCTACCACTGCAATCGGTTCCAAAATAAATCCGAAAGGTTTGAGCTGTTTACGAAGGGTATCTAAATCTTTTGCCTTTAATCTTTTTAAAATTTCTCCTTCTGGAGTTCGGATTGTAACGACCCCATTTTCATCAATATTTAAAAAATTGCCGTCGTGAAGCTTAATATTAGCTTCTTTATATTCTCCTAAATCAATTTTTAAACTCTGATTGATTTTGCCTTTCCAATATCCATACCCAAATATCGCTCCTATAATTAAAGCAAATATAATTAACTTCCGCACGTTGAGAAGTGAGGAAATGTCTTTGCCCCAGTCTTTAGGAGAAAATAAGCTAAACATTCCTGATACAAATTTACTTATAGAGAAGGGTTCTCTTTCTTTTATTTCTGTTATTTTATATTTTTTTCCGATACTTGAATTAGTTTTCATATTTTTCTCTCCAGTATTGTTAAATTTTTGAGATATTTTTCTGTTCTTTTTAATCCTCGTGAAGTTAAAGTTAACATTTTATTTTTTAATTTATAATCATATTTTGGATTTAGTTTTAACCCTTCAACACAAAAAATTACAGTCCCTTCTTTTGGAGATTCTGTTAATGTCCAAGATTTATTTTTCATATTTTCATCTCTTTTTTATTATTAAATCAAATAATTTTGAATCTATATTATGTATCTTTAAATTATATTTTTCACGAATTGCTCTAAATTCACCTATCAAGTTTAATTTTCTTTTTCTCAACCTTATTATTTTATCTAACTTCTTCTTAGTCACTTCTTTTCTCCTTTTAAAAATCAGATTCATCCGCACATAATTCTATCATATCTGGGTTTGCTCTCACAGAAGGCTGTTCTTCTTTTTTAACATCCTTTGACTTATAATCTTCTATTAATTTAACAATTTCTTTTACTTTTTTTATAGATTCTCTTTTTGCATTACAACCTAAACATTCGTTTGTAAATTTAAAAACAATTACATTATCTATCATTACGTTGTAAATAGTATAAAAATTTTTTTGTATTTCTGGTTTTATATATATTTTACTAATTAATTCAGGATTAACATATAAATCTTCTTTTATTTTAAGCATTGAAAATCTCCTTTATACATCTATTTCCACATTTTGGACAAATAAGTATAGTTTCTAAATCAACTATAAAGAGAGTTATTTCGCCTTTATATTTACAATTTACACAAATTACATTTGGAATTTTTCTCATAATTTTTCCCCTCTACTTTGAGATTTCTCTAAAACACTCATTATAATATCTCCTCCATCGTATAACCCTAATTTATGTGCAATTTTGTTTAAAAATTGTAACTGTGTATAAGTATCATATTGTCTTTGAACAAGGTGAGGTAGTTTTTTTATTATCTTTTCGATAGTTTTATCTCTATTCATTTCCTACCACCTTTTTCAATGTTATTGTTTTAAGATATATTTCTAATTTTGGGAATTTCTTATGAAAAAAAGAAGAGCGAGCCTTTCCAGCTTTCTCAGCTTTCAAACTCGCTTTATATAATCGTTTATAAATTCTCTCTAATTTTCTTAAAACATGTTGTCGTTCTACTATTCTATGAGATTTATAATGTTGTTCTTTCAAAGGAGAGCTTCCCCCATTCAATCTCTTACATTTCATTTTAAGTCCCATATATCCCCCTATGTTTAGTATCTTTTATCTTTCTAATTCATTATATCACATTTAACATACCTGAGTCAAGTAAATAATAGATTTATTTAAAATAAGTTTTAAATCTCTTTTTTCAATTTGCCCCACCCTATATGGATACAGGCGAAGCCTAAACATAAATTAATGCAATTAAGAGGTTTATCCTCTTTTCTATATACGTTATTGTTCTTTAATAACGTATATAATAATATAATATTACGAACGTTTACGTTCGTAATAATAAAGTAAAGTATACTCTTTATTTATATATATAAAGATACTTAATAACTTTATTATGTCTTTAATAAAATTACTAAATAATGTTAATATATACTCTTTATATATTTTATAAGTATAAATCAAAATATTTATCTTTCATTTCCCTTTTAACATATTTTTCCAATTGTAGCTTATCAATATCTGGTTCTCCCATGAATCCAAAACCCATTAACATTCTTCCATAATCTTCTTTTGGAATTTTAACAACTCCTTCTAATTTCATTTTAGTAGCATTTAAAAACCAATGTTCTTTATTACAAATTCCATCGTCAAGCAGTTGAAAGTCATTACAATTTTTTCTAATTTTTTTATCTTTTAAAAGTTTCTTTCTTGTTTCTATAGGATTTATAGGAGCTTCTGAAGTAGAGTAAACATATAAATCTTTACATCTTTTAATTAAAATTATAGACCTTAAAGAATGTCTCCAATTATCAGTTACACAAATCCTTGCATTACGTTTATCTTCTCCTTTTCTTAAATAATAAGGTATATTAGGATTAAATTCATTTTCTTCATTAAGATATTGAGTAGTTACATGATACCAAGTTTTCATATCAACATCTCCTTTTTAAATTGTTTTGGCAGAAGTATTTCTTTTTTATAATCTTCTATTATTTTATGACAATCTTTACAAAGAGTTTTACCATTATTTGTTTCCCAAAAAGGCTGATACTCTTCTGCTAATTTTAACAGAGTTCCTTTATCTTTTATATATGAAAATTGAGCATACACTGCTAAAAATTCTCTGAATATTTGAGCAAAGGGTTTTTTATGATGGACTTCTAAACAATTTTTCTTACCACAAGATTTACAAATAAAACCATCCTTTTCTTTTACAAGGTATTTCCATTTTGGAGATTTTTTTGTTCCACTTCTAATGATTCTGGATAAAATGTGACAATGAGTTTTCTTTTTTAGTTGAAATGGTTTATAAGTTAAATATAACATTATTTTTTCCTATGTTCTTTATTATCTCTGTCAAACATTTTCATCTTATCTTCCTCGTTAAACTTCTCCAAAAATTCTGTCATATCTAATCGAGAAATGTTTCTATAATAATTGCTAAATCCTTTTAACCAACAATCGTCTCTTAATTGCACAAATTTATTATATTCTTTTTCTGTATAACTCATTTTTTATCTCTCTTTTTAAAATAGGTAACTACCTTATAAACTAATGCCCAAAATACACAATACATTAAACAGATTAAACTTATCGCTATAACAGGTTTATATTCTACTATATTCATTATTTACCTCCTATTTTATTTACTATTAGTTCTGCTAATTCTCTAATCGATAAGTCATCCCAAAAAGAACTTATACAATCTGCAAATCCTTCTCCAGTTTTTTTATGAGTTTTTAATATTGCAAATACTTCTTCAACTGCATTTAAAATTTTTTCATTTTGTTTAGGCATTATCTTGTTCCTTTCTTTTTTTCTATATACTCAAATGTATCAAATTCTTTTAACGCTATTCCAAAAACTTTTTTACCTTTCTTAAATATAAAATGAGTATATCCTGTTTGTTTACTTGTTCCTATTTCATATAACTTAGCACCAATATAATCTTTCCTCATTAATTTAATATTTTTCATTTATTCTCCATTTTTTTAAGAACTTGTTTTATTTTTAGTGATAATGGTAAGCTAATCATATTCCCTTGAATATAATCTCGTGTATCTTCTAACATTTTAATTAACTCATCAAAATTATTAACACATTTTATTATGCGTTTACCGTTGGCTTGTAATTCTTTTGCCTTCGAAGCCCCTGTTGCCATTTCACAGATTAAAGGATGAAACCCTTTGCCATAAATTTTATTATTTTTTAATATCCAATCCCATTTAGTATGCTTACTCATACATCCTCCTCTTTTTTCTTTTTTCTAATCTTCTTTTTAGTAGGAGTTTTCTTTTTCTTAGTATTCCCCCGCTTAGTTTTCTTATTCATTAAGTAAAAATCTATCAATAAATTATTCCAATCGTCATCTGTCATTTTACCAAATTCTTTTTGCATTTTATCAATTATTTTTTTATGTTCTTCCTTTAATCTTCTAATTGCTACCCATTTTTTCTCGTTTTCCCAATCCTTTAAACCTTTTTCGCAATCAGGACAATCAGAATAATTCTTTCCAAAAGGTTTATTGTTATCTGTAAATAATTCGGATATATAATTACAATGATTACATTTGAAAAAATAAGTATTATCATTTAAATAAGGCATATTTCTTTGTTCTACCATACAATGACCGCATTTAGGACATTTCATATGATTCATTTTTTTGGTCTCCGTTTGATTTTCATTATTTTTCTAAATTCTTCTTCTCTGTCAGTGTCAGACATTTCCTCATATATTAATGTTGCACTTCTTGATTTATGACCAAGTAAAGACTGTAAATTTTTCCCTTTGCCTCCTTTTTTCAAATAAGCAATCGAAAAACTATTTCCAGTTATAAATGCTTTGCCGTTTCTTTTGGCAATCCAAGTTCCAGTTTTAGTTGTGGGACACCAAATAACACCTTTATATTTTATTTTGGATATATTACGCTTATACAAACAACAGTAATCTCGATTGGATATATATGTTCTAAATTTTCCTCCGTTAATTTTTATTGTAGCTCTATATCCAATACACAAACACAATGCTTGAAAAAAATTAAGTTTTTTAATATCTTGGTCGCAAAATTCCTTTTTACTTCCGTCTCCTAACATCATAGAGTTGTAAACTTCTTTTAATTCAGTTTGTTTTAATTTTAAAATCTTATATTTTGGTGAATTGTTTTCATTTATCCAATCATATATCCATTTAGTATCTTTTTTTAGTATTCTAAAAATTACCATTTGGTAGAGGTTTCCATTGAAAATATTTATTTTTTGTTTTTGAATATGCTTTGTAAATTTTAATCCAGATTTGATTAAAGTTTTTTCAATGATTTTACATTTGCTTTTATTGGCTGACAAAGATTGTGAGATAGTTACATCTTTCTGTTGTGAAATGTGTCCGTCTGTCATTATCCAACCCAATAAACTTGCTTTTTGTTTACCTATTGACAAATGCCCTTTTGTTTTTCCACTTAATAAATGCCAGCTTCTTCTATTTGGAGAGAAAGTTAACCATTTTTCAAATTTCATAGACTTCCACCCTACAAAATTATCATACGTTTTATTTCTTATCATTTTACCTTTATCTACATTTATTATAATATTATGATTAGAAGTTAGAATATAATCCAAACTATTATTTTTTATATGATTAAGATTTCCGTTATAAGTATATACGTTAATTCTCTGAATATTATCTATTTCAATTTTTTTGGTATTTAAATTATAAGAAAATACCTTTTCTTCAATTTCTAATTCATTATATTTTTTCCATCCATTCTCTGTTAATATTTCTGTATCTTCACTTACACAATGCCTAAAGGTATGGGGGTGTATATGTTTATTTAAATTTTCACTTAATATTTTACAATAGTATCTTACTGTTCCATCAGTGAAACCAAATACATCTTCGCCCGCAGTGTTATCAAAATATAATTGTATTAAATCTGCCATTTGGTTTGGATAAAATACTACAATAGGATTTTTAGCTTTTCTTTTTTGAATGTTTATTCTTTTATTTTTTAAGTCAAAATCTTGCTTCTTTAAATTAGCTATTTCCCCTACTCTTAAACCAGTATAAAACATTAAATAAAATAAACATCTAACTTTTATATCATCTTTAAATAGCATATCAACAGAAGGTATAATTTCAGAAAGAAAAAAGTCTTCGCTAAAATAATTAGGAATTTTTCGTTCCGCTTGTTTGAATTTGGGAATTTTTATATCCAACTCAAATATTCTTACCCATTTTATAAGAGCCTTTTTATATTGATTAATAGTGTTTAATGGATTTTCTAAATTAATAAAGAATTGATTAACATCTTCTTGAGATAAATTATTAAAATCCATTTTATCTGTTAAGAGATTGATACAAGATATATAAGACTTTATTGTTTTCTTAGCAAGCCCGTCTAATATCATTTGCTCTTTAAATTTATTTAATAATTCTTTGATATTCATCTTTTATCTCCTTACAATAATGCCTTAGATTATTTCCTATTTGATTTTCTGTCCTATTTCTTTCAAAAGAGTTAGATACAATTTTCCCTGCATACTTCATAACTTCTGTTATATCTCCTTGATAGAACCAATTTTCGCTATTCTTAACAATTTTACTCGCTTTCTTTTCTCTTGTTAATTGCTCATAAGCCAAATAAAATACTCCACATCTTGCCCAATCTTCTGCTTCTATTTTATTTTGTTCGTGTTTAATTTTCGCTAATTGTAAGATAGTTTTTTTTTGTTTCTTAGTCAATTCAATTTTAAATTTCCCATAATAATAATCACATAATTGAGATACACTGGAGTCTAAAATACAATCTTTTTTGAGAATTAATTTTATCTTTTTAATAGACTGTTGGTCTTTTTTGCTATATGATTCAAATGTAAGTGGTATCTTTTTTTTCATTAGATTAGAACTCCTATTTCTGTTAATTTTTCTTGATTGAAAATATAAAGAGTTATATAATTGTATATTTTGAGAAATTTTTTCATTTTTCTTTTTGCCTTTATTCTCCAATAACCTTTAATTTCTATATAAGTATTAAATTCTGGTAAATAAAAATCAGGAGTATAGGTAGTATTTCCTAAATCAAGAAAGTGGTTTGGAGTAAAGACCCAACCCCTCTTTTTGCCATAAATTCTGCTAACTATCTTATTTCCAATGCTTTGCGACATATTATCAACCTCTCCTTTGTCACAAAAAGTATATATTTATTGTGACAAGATGTCAAGACATTTCTTTGCCCCTCTATTATTTGGTGAATTGTAACTCATACTGCAACAAAGTCAAGTCCGAAGTTGCTGTTATTTCTCAAGCACTCTTGGACCGCCTGTTTAGCTGACTTATACCCAAGAATCTTTCTTGGATAATTATTCATCCACTTTTCGATATCCTTTATCTCACTCCTATCAAAGTGGCCTATATCTTCACCTTTTGGAATTAAGAGTTCTTAACAGACAGCCACAATCTATACAATTGTTAGGAGTATGCAGCAATATATTGTAAGCTGGGTTATTTTTTCCATTTATAATTCCACCGTAGCATTTATAACATCTTTTAGAATTACTCGAAATCTTTCCCCCACAGTCGATACATTTATTAGGGTTATCGCTATAAAATCCATATTTGTAATTACTATTTTTCTTTCCAGTTAAATGTTTATGACTACAACTTTTACACATACCCTTGCCATATAAAGCAGTTTGCCAATGGATTTTGGTTTTACAAATCAAACAATAATATTTGATAAAAGTTTTATTCATTTATATAACTCCTTTAATAATTTTTTTCCTTTTTCAGAAATCCCTCTTCCTCTTGGAGTTCGTAATATCAGTCCTAATTGTATAAGATAAGGTTCATATTGGAACATATAATTTGCTTGACTTGTATCTAAATAAGAGCATAACCCCTGCATACCTACTTTATCATTGCTATTTAAATAGTCTAAAATTTTCATATCAGTTTTTGTTAATCCTCGTTCTTTATCTACAATATCATAAACTTCTAACGTCTTATCAATATTTCCTATATAAATTAAACTTTCGATTAATCTATTAGCTTTTCTTGGAGTAAGCCTTGAATTTTTGGCTAATAAGGTATAATTTTCTTCTGATACTTGAATGTCGGGAAAAATTTTATTTTTATATTGTTTAATAATAGTTTTCATCTCTTCCAAATTATAATTTTCTAACGTAATATGTATTTTCATTCTGTCTATAAAAGGTTTCCATTTTCTTATCAATTCTCCTTTTTCAGTGGTAGCTCCTATAAAAGTAAACGGCTTTATAAATTTCTCGTTAATTTTTCCCTCTTGCAAAATAGGATATAAAATTTCTATTAATTGAGGAGATAAATTATGCACTTCATCTATAAAGAATATTACATTTTTTGACTCTGATTGATTTATCTTTGTTAATATTCCGATTAACTGTTCAGGATTAACTAATTCACTTGCTATATGCTCGATAATTTCTGCTTGTAAATATTGTTTAATCAAATAGACCAATGTAGTCTTACCAAACCCCGCAGACCCGTCTATAATAAGATGAGGAAACGGAGTATTCATTTTTGAAGTTCCTTTTATAAAGGCTTGTATTATATTTTTTGCGTGTTCTTGTCCTATATATTCTTTCCAATTACTGGGAGTAAACTTCGCAATTTTCACACTTTCATCAGGAGTGTAATCAGGAATTTTTGAAGTGTCAAATTTAGGATTGCTTACTTCTACTTTCAAAACATCGTCTTTACCCTCTTCTCCCTCTTCCATTTCTTCTATTTCCACTTCCTCGTCGGATAAAGGAGCAGTAACAAATTTAATTGTCTTAAAAAGTATAATTACTCCTCCAACAGGAATTACAATAAATATAATTAACCAAACGATTAAAAACATAGTTTATCCTTTTTTATTATATAATAGTTATATTATTTTTTCGTTTATGGATTAATATTGATAATTTAAATATTCCTTTGGGCTCTGGTTTTCATCTTTATTTATATATAACTTACCAGTTTTCTTTTCAACTGATATTTCATAAAATACACCTTTTATTTTAAAATTATAATCCCAATATTTCCCACAGTCGCTTGTTTGGTAAGGTTTCTTTTTCAGTTTCATATTATATCTCCTTTATTTTTATAATTTATTAAGATAGTTTAACCTTATCCCCACTGACAAGGTTTTTGTTGTGGCAAATATTATAGACCATAAGGTAAACAGTCTTTACACTGCATATTCACTATTCTTATTTTTTCTCCTGTTTGTCTATCATATTCTATTCTGTTTGTGAATTTTTCTAATCTATTTCCGCAGTTCGGGCAAAATTTATCTTCGGGATGAAAACTATTACAACCACTGCCCCAGTCTACTTCTTCTCTACAATTTTTATATCTAATGTCATCTTCTTTTTTTCTCGAATACCTAATATCACCTTTGTTGATTTTTTCTCTCCAAAATAACATTTTAATCCTCCTTTTTCTTTTTATCTTCTCAATACAAGTATACGCTATTCTCTGTCATTAAACCAAATTACCCTTTCTTAATTACAGTTTCTATACAGTAGTTATTATTTATTTTCCCAGTTCTTAACCATTTTTCTACTGCTGTTTGAGCTAACCAAAAAGATTTATGTTTAGATATTAGTTTTTTGTCGCACCATACTTTATGAATTATTTTTTTCACGTTAAACATTTCAAATCCTCCTCAAAACTTTAATAGTATCTTCCTCTGATATGTTCATTTTCCACCCATTTTCAGTTTTTTCTAATGTCGGCTCTACACCTATATAACCTAATTTCTTTTCTAAAGACTTCATTCTCTTTTCAATCTCTTCAATCTTACGTTGTTCCCACGAAGAACCAATGCCATCAGGTAATTTTCAATCCTACCTCTGGCACTTCGTTATGTTTCACGTCAAATTTCCCATATAATCCAACAGTATAATTCTTTTCTCTAATAAAATTTACCTCTCCAACAATATTTACATCTGTTTCTTCAAGTTCATCTATTCTTTTATTATTATCATATATAGTATTATCTATTTTATTAATCTCTTTTAAATTTATCCCAATATTATCTTTATTCTTTTTAATATGTTTATCTTGTTTCTTATCATAATTAGTAGGTATTTTTACTGGTGGAGGTTTAGCCCATATATCATTTACTATTAAGCAAGTTAATAATATTGTTAAAATCGTTATGAGTGTATATTGTAAAAGTTTTTTCATTCTATATTCTCCTTAAAGTATTTATTAAAGCATTTTCTACAATTATAAAAGTCAAGTTGATTTTTGTGCATTTTATTTTTACATATAGGGCATATTTTTTTTATAGCTGTATCGATATAGCCTTTAATATCATTCGTCATTATTGCTCTTATAAATCCAATTAAATAAAGTTTAAATGTAAATTTTATCATTGCTTTTCTCCTTTTTGGAAGTCATTATTTACTTCTTGAGGCATACCTTCTACCCAAGAAAGACAACCTTCTTTTTTACATTCGGGGCATACTCTCTCGCCAAGTTTTACTGTTCCTTCAAATTCACAATTACAACATTTAACATAGTCTTTCATTATTTATCCTCCAATTGTTTATAAATTCTCTCTATATACTGTTTAGTTATTAATTTTTTATCAGGTTCTATACACCAAGTCAACAAATCTTTTGTAATAGAAAGTAAATTAGTCATTTTTTCTTTATGATATTCTTCCCAGTCGTCGCAAGCCATATTATAGCCATATCCTTTTTGCCAACTTGTAGTTCTATAATCTGTTCCTATATCTTTTCTGTAAGGTTTTTGCATTTTAATCTCCCTGTTTATATTTGCTTTTATAATTGCTGTAAATCCAACATACCTTACATTTCTTCTCTCTATTTATACAAGCAGTTAATACGCAAACTTTATCTTTTCTCATAGAATTTTATCCTTTCTTTTAGCCAGTAACATATTCATCTACTTTTTGTATGATAAAATGAGTTGGCTTTTTCAGATAAACAAAATACCTACCTTTTTCAAAAGTGTAAATTTTATTCTCCCCGCAATCATAATCCGATAAATATGCTTTTGTTTTTACTGTAAAGTGCTCTATGAATTTCATACTGGATGTATCTCGTTTTCCTCTTGTATCTATTTCAACTATATTGCCCCCATCACCAAAATCATTAGAAAAGAAACAAGCTAAATCTTTATTAAAAATCTTAATACTTCCCATATCGCAACTTGTTTTAAATTTCATTATATTACCTCCTATATTTGTTATCACATTCCGCACAAATGTATTCTCCTTGTGGATAAGGATAACCATTTTCTTTTCTTGTATCGAAATTGTCAAGGACGTTTGCCCTATTTACAAATTTACCACTTCCAAATTTAACGCTATCTCCGCACTCGCAACAAATTTGTATATTCATTTTAACCTCTCTTTGTTAGTTTATAGCATTAGGGCATACATTTTTTGCTTCTTTATAGCTTCTATATCCATTATCAATTTCCTGTCCAGTTTTTGCATTTACTATCATAAATAAAGGATTAGGAGCTACTTCAAGAGCAGTATCATTGCCCTGATAGCTTGTAAGTTTTATTATTAGCATTTTTTCATCAAATATACTTTTCTTTTTATCTTTTTTCATTTTATACCTCCCTATGTTCCACATTAAAATTGTGTTCACGATTTTTCATTATAAGAGTATCTGCTTTATCTGATAGAGTAAGTAATTCTTCTTCTCTTTCAGGAGATTTTTCTATTCTTTGGAGTATTGTATTATCCTTTTCTTCTTGCCATTTACTTCTTTCTTTTGAATAAGTATAATCCATTTTTTACCTCGCTTTTTAATTGCTTTTATATAAAAATTATTCTTTATATTCTTCATCTAAATTTTTATAACATTCTTTACAAAACCAATATCCTCTTTTGTCTTGAATATAACCAGTTTTTTGTATTATATCATTGGGACATTGACAATTTAATGAACACTTTTTTTCCCACATTCATAACATTCAATCATTTTATCTCTCCGTATTTTATTTTTTTTATTCATCTATATAGGCTCTGTAACCTATGTTCTCCAAAGCCCATTTCTTTTCATCAGCAGTTAAATCGCAATCGTCAATCATATCTTCCCAAGTATACATTTCAAATTGACTATCAAGAGCTTTACTCACTCTATTTAATATACGCTGTTTATCCATTTTAATTCCTCCAGTTTTTGTTTTGTGTTTTTACTTGACAAGTTTTGTTTGTTCTATAAATACCTCTTCATTTCTGTTTTCTTTAGAAAAGTCTACTCCCTTTAATATTAGAGGCAAAAACAATGCTGTAAAAATAGCCATTATACATATTGTAATTAGCAAGTCAATAAAACCTGTTTTCATTACTTTTTTCTTTTTATCAATTGTTAAAATATAGTTTATATTGTTAATAAATCTTTTATTCATCTTATTATCTCCTCTCATTTAAAGTATACACTATTCTTTATCATTAAAACAAATTTACTTCCATTCTTTTCTTCTATATCTCTTCTGTTTAACAATATTCCAAAAAGCAGGTTGTTTTATCTTTTCATATTTTTCCAAAGCAGGTTGTTCTATCTTTTCATATTTTTCCAAAGCAGATTGTATTATCTTTTCATATTTTTCCAAAGCAGATTGTATTATCTTTTCATATTTTTCCAAAGCAGGTTGTTTTATCTTTTCATATTTTTCCAAAGCAGGTTGTTTTATCTTTTCATATTCTCTCGCTCCCTTTTTATTTAATATACCTTTACATATGCCTAAACCCTCAAATAACCCTTTTTTAATATCTCTTACAATATCTTTAGGGAAGTTATTAGAATTAGAAAAGTCAACACACTCTTTTTCTATTCCTTTTATATCTTCTCCATAAAAATATCTTATTGCCCCATGACCTATAATATCTCTCTTCCATTCTTTATTATATTCTTTATACTCTCTAAACCTTTTACCTTTTAAATCCTCTTTAGTTAAATAAATATTACCTTTGTTTGTTTCTATCCAACTAATAAATTCACACATTTTATCCTCTCCTTTTTTTAACAAATTAATCCCAACTTCCAAAAAACAATAATACAGCTACAACAAATCCTACAATAATAGATGTAGCATATAAAGCGTATAATATTAAAGTGGTATTCATTTTATCTTACTCCTTATCTTTAAGCATATTATCAATAGTTTTTAAAGTTTCGCAATATTTACATAAATTATCATCTACTCTTAACTTATAATACTCATCAAATTCTTCTCCACATCTAAAACATTTAAACTTTTTCATTCTAAACCTCCTTTTTATTTTCAGGGATAATTCCCCCACTCTCAAAAAATATTTTACGATAAGATAATCTCGTTTTAGCATTAATTAAATCTTCAATAATAGACCATACCTTATCATTGCCCATTTCAGATATATTCTTTTTCATTTGAGTAATATTATTTAATTTAACAATATGAAATATATCTCTTAAATTATCAGTATTTTGTAAATCCATTTCATTTCCGCACATAGGGCAGAGGCAATCTTCTTTGTCTATATTATCTAAACTGTCTAATATTTCTTTACTCTGTCCGCACTCTATACATCTAAACGTAAGTTTTTCTAACATTTTAAATTCCTTTCCACTCTTATTAACTTAAAATTTAAATTCTTTATTTAATATGTCGGCATTTCTTCGCCAGTATAAAACTCATCTCTCATATTATCAATTTTGTTAAATTCTTCTTGTGTTAAATCCTTATCATCTAACAACCTGCTTAAAGCAAAGTATATTATTTCTGTTTCTGTTTTAGTAAGCTTAATATCTCTATAATATTTTCTCATTTTAGTTACCTCCTTATACTTGTTCAAATTCAACTTCCCACATATCACAAATAAATTCTTTTGTAAATTCACTATACTTTAACGTTCTTACATCATCTAAGCCCCAAAACCTCTGCCTTAAAGCATTAGCAGTCATAGGCTCGTCGTGTGTGTATCGTCCATAAAATTACAACCTTGTAAATCATTTATTCTATATAGTTTCATAATATTTATCTCCTTATTTTTTAACTTCATCTAACGTAAACAAATGTTTTTGTTCATATATTTTGCCTTTGTTTCCTCTACATTTTAAATAAATATGTGTTAACTCTTTTCCCATTATCGTTTCTACTGCATCAGCTTCTATTGTATATCCGCTTATTTGTAATTTTTTTATTGCTTTCGCTATTGTTCTGATGTGTTTATCTCTTGTTCTTTCAAAATCGCTTCTCATTGCCTTTCCTCCTAAAATTTTATATTCAATACTTTTCTAAGGGTTAAGTTATATTCTTCTTTTGTTAAATAAGAATAAGAACGCAAAAACTCTTCTTCTGAAAGTATACAGAAGTCATACATTTTTTCTTTATCATCAGTAAAATCGTTAAACTTCATCTTGCCCCCCTTTGTTTATCCCTCAATATAAGTATACCCTATTCTTTATCAAAAGTCAATGCCCTATGTTAAAATTTATTTACTGTATTACTGTATGCCAAGCTATCTCAATTACTTGCCAAGCACTAATATTTTCTTGTCCGTATTTTATCGCTTCTTTTTCTGTATCAAATATTTTCTTATATCCGTCATCATCTGTTAAAATTTCAAGAGTAATTTCATCTAATATAATATATTTCATTTTATCCTCTCTTTCTTTTAGCTTTTGCAATTGCTTTCCCTCTTTCTTGAAAATCTAAATGACTTCTTACCATACAAGCATATTCGATAACTTCTATTAAAGTAAAGTCTTTTCTTTGTCTACTTCTAACTTCCCAATTTAATTGACGTTCTGCCAGTTTAAATAGATTAGTCATAATTTTATTCCTCCGCATTTTTAATAGCTTGTTCTACTGTGTTAAGCGTTTATTCTTCATTTTATAGACTCCTCTGTTTATCCCTCAATTTAACTATACATCATATAACATTAAAAGTCAAGCCCTCGCATATAAATTTTTATTTAAAGTGATATGATTATCTTCTTTAGCATTAGCGTATATTGTTATGATAGTTTTATTATTATCTATTACAAGGATAATATCGCAAGTCTGATATGCTATCCTATAACAAGCCTTAATAATATTATTATCAAATTCATATACTTCGAAAATATCTTTAACATCTAAACTTAATTTACTAATAAAATATAACATACTCTTTATATCATAACATCTATTTTTAATATTACTTATGCTATGCGGAGTATATCGCCAATTTAGAGCGTTGAGCCTATCATTAAAAGGCTTTAACTTTTCTTTTATAGTATCGGGAATATATATTTTTTTATGGTATCTATTCATTGTATCGCCTTATCTTTTAAATAAATTTTTTATAATATCTTCTTGCGTATCTGTTTGCAGTATCTTCTCTATTTTCAGATATAGTGTAATCCGTATCGCCTTTTAACCATTTTTTCAAACTCATTTTACTTGACTGTTTATAATGTGCCACTTCGTGGAGTAATGCGATTAAATATCTATTTTTCTTTTCTTGTTTCGTGATATAAAAGTCCTTACTTGAAAATATTTTATCAATATGTTTAAAATTTATATTGATATGCCTGTCAATTAGTTTTAATGGTCTTTTATAATAGTCTGTTATAAGACAAGTAATATCTTTTTTATTGCTTTTTATTTTAAGCCCTGTTAAACTCCTGCCTATTGTCTTTAATTTTTTGATATTCATTATATATAATCCTCTTTTATATAATAAAACCCTCTACCCTCTTTTCCATATGACATATATACTTTTTTATACCCGTTTTTATCTAACATACATCGCAAAAATTCTTGAATAAGTCTTGAGCTATTATCTTCTTTTTTACTTGATAATTTATACAATATAATATTATCCATTATATAACCTCCTATATATTACCATATAAAATCAATAATACTTCTTGCTCATAGTCTTTAATACAGATATAACAGTTGTATCGCCATTTGTTTTTGCTCGTTTTATTTCTGTATTTATTATCGCCTTGACTTTATTATTTTTAATTTTGCGATAAAGTTTCATTTCAAACCTCCATTTTAACTTCTTAACTTTACGCTTTATGTTCTTACGCTTAAAATCATCTTTACTTCTTAATAACAGTGTATCAGTCCATTGTCTACTCATTGTATAGCCTCTTTTATTTTACCACAATAAATACATTTAACTTCTTTTTGATAAACAGGTATAAATACCTTATGCCCACAAGAACATAAATACTCTTTAGCCCCTCCATACTCTTGCCTCTTAAAGCGTGTTATTGCGTGTATCTTGATAAGTTTCATTTTAATACCTTTTTTTTTAATTTCGTTATATTCCATATAGAGTATATAGTCGTTGTCTTGTATACCTTTGTATGCCTCAACCACTATCAAGTAGTATCAAGGTGTATCAACTACTATTAAATGTCTTTTGCGTTATTCCCAGTAGTTTAAACAGTCCTTTTTTTCTTTTTCATTTAAGCAATCGCCCAGACAACCTTTGTAATCTTCTTTTATCTCATCAATCATCATCTCATCATAACCAAGACAATCCGATAAATACCCGATAATCATTTTGTTAGTTAGCTTAATCATTTTAACACCTCCGTTTAAAAAGAACATTTAACCTCTTAACCATTACAAGTATACACTATCTAAACAAAAAGTCAAGCCCTCCAGTAAAAATAATTAAACTATAATAAAAATAAATAATAATGCTTAAACAAATACATTAAGATAAGTAATAAGATAACGAATAAAGACGTAATCGAGGCAATTCGAGGTTATTATTGACGTAAGCTTAATGAGAGTAATGAGTTATAACGATTAAACAAAAAACGAAAGTGGAGAGAAAGCCCAATATGTGGAGCAAGAGGGAGTATTCACACTACATAATAAGTAAACGCAAACGTCAACCTATACAGCGTATAGACTTATGGCAATTAAGGGCAGGGGTCGCTTTTAGCAAAAGCCCGATTATACCCTATTTATAACCCCACTATACCCATTTAAAACGGTTTATAATCGTTTATAACCGATTAAAACACGTTATAATCCGAAAAACCGTTCGAAAACCTCGTAAATCACGCTAAAACGCACGAAATAACGAATAACCGCACCAACCCTAAATTAATGCCTAAAGGCATTGCCAGCGAGCTCTTAGGAGCTCCTGGCTACCGTTCCGCCTCACATACCTATCGCTTTTCGGAGCTTCTAACGAAGTCCTCAAAGCTCGCTTACGTTCGTTCTTAGGATTTAATTATAATATTATAATCAAACCTAAATTACGTTTCGTTCGATTGTAAATATATAGAGTCCATATTGTAAACTTACGGACGTTCGAATGACCCCGAACGGGTATATTATAACAATATTCATTACGTTTAATAGCATAATTAAGGTGTTTTCGTTGATATTATACCCTATGGGTCGTATTTAGCTATAAGTTGTTTTATATAAAGGGATTACGAAAATATATAGAAGCAATTAGATTAATAACTCAAGTTTTCTACAAAAAAACAGATAATATCTCACTTATTGTTAATTTATCAGAAAGTGTATAAATTCTTATAATAAGTAGAGATTAAGTGATAATCCCACAAAAACAAAGGCTATTTACGTGGAAAATAACAATATTAGTTACCTAACAGATTATCCTTATTATTGAAAGAAAGGTAGGTTTACGTTTTTTCATGGATACTAAAAAGTTACATAAAAGAACGATAGTTCGTAATTGTATTAAGAAAACGGAGTTACATAAGTAGAATTGGGGTGAGACGTGTGGTAAACCAGGATTGGGACGTGTCGAATTGTAACAAAGGATGGTAAGTGTGGACAGTATCCATGTGGAATTTCTTTGCCTGAATCGTTTATTTACTTGACTGAGCCTATGAAGATATGATATAATAAAAATAAAAAGGAAATAACTTATGATAGAATCATCAAATAAACAACGTATAGATAATATGATGTTTGAAACTAACAGAGCTATTTGTTCTCATTGTGGGGACCAAGTATACCCTAAATTTGTAGATTATAGAACCTGTAATTATGCAAACAAGCAGAGTAATATGTTATGGTGCAATAATTGTTATAAAGGAGAAACAAGAATATTTTGGAGATATATAGATTAAATAAAGGAGTAATAAAATGTTCCCTACATTAGAAAATCAAGTAGCAGATTTAAAGAGTAGTCAGGAGTTGAAGAAGTTTGGTTATCCTCAGATAGGGTTATTTTGGTGGTGGATAAATAAACTTAGCACAAAGAGTATACCAACAGTTGTTTCCTACGGTGATAGTAAAATAAAAGAAGATTGGATAGTTATTACTGCCCCAACCTCAAGTGAGATAGGGTATTGGTTGCCTGAAAATATAAGAACACAAAGATATAAAGATGGGTGGTTATGTTGGTCAACAAAAGAAAGTTTAAGTAAAAAAGCTAACACCGAAGTCCAAGCAAAAACAAATATGCTCCTCTACGGACTAAAGAATAAACTATGGAAGTTTGAGAAAGGTAAATTGGCGGTATTATGAAAAAAGAAATAATTAAACAGATAGATGAGGGAATTGAAAGTATCAAGTATTGGTCAAAGGGAAAAGAGGATAATAGTTGTATATTGCTTGAAATGAATACTATCAAAACCATCCTTGCCTCTCTCAAGTTTGTGAAAGACATTGCAGAACTAAAGCCAAGAGGAATGGGGTTAATACTATCTAAGAACATAATTGATTTACAGGACAAGCTAAAAGAACTTATTGAAGAGTAGTATTACAAAATTAACCGCAAAAATAAATACAAACTATAGTTAACTTATTGCTATTAAAGAAGTTATATACCTCATTTTTTACTACAAAAATACCCATTTCCTATCTAATCGCTTCAAAATAAAATACATTTACCTTCTTTAATTGCCTCAACTACTAATGAATTACTAATATCTACTAATTTAGTAGTTAATTATTTTGTTAAGTTTATAAAGAGTTAATTAAAGTTTTTTAAAATAAATCGTTTATTTACTTGACTCACCCCCTATATATATGATATAATAAGAGTAGAAGGGGAAATAGGGTCTATTCTTATGTCTAAAATTTTTAAAAATATAAATTTAACTTTTTCACCATATCATCCCCAAAGGGTAGGTTATCAATTCTGACGACCTACCCTATTTTTTATATATTAGCAAAAATAAGGTTAAACTATGAACAAAAAAGATTTTAAAGATTTATTAAAAAGTATTGACCAAGCAAGAATAATATATCTAATTCGAAAACTTAAAAAATACGAAGTTAAAGCTGATAATAAAGAAATGCCTTCTGGTTGGTATGTTGAAATAGACGATTTGCTTGAAGCAATAGAAAAAAATAAAGCTTAAATCTTAAACAAAGATACTAAAAGTCATACCTAAAAGTGTATAAAACGAACATTAAGTAAGGGCATAAAATGAGCAAAAAAGAAAACCTCGCAGGTTCAAATAACCCTAACTATATAGATGGAAGAACTTTAAAACAATATTACTGCCCTTTTTGTGGTAAAATTTTGTCTTCTTATCAGTCTAAAATGTGCAGCTCTTGTGCAAGTAAAAAACAATGGGAAAACTTTCGCAAAGAGAGACCTCATCCAAAATGCATAGACTGTGGTAAGAAATTAAAAAGCACAAGAGCTATTCGATGTGGGTCTTGTGCAGCAAAGAAGAGATTTGAAAATCCGAAAAATAATCCTAATTATGTAGATGGTAAATACAGTAAGAAAAATTACTGCATAGACTGTGGATTGGAGATTAGCAAAGGAAAATCAAAAAGATGTGTAACGTGTGCCCAGAGGAAGAGATTTGAAACAGAAAGTAGTCCTATGAAAGACAAACGTCATAGTAAACAATCTCTGATAAAAATGAGTAATTCACAAAAAGGAAGAACGAAGCCTCCCCGTTCAAAACAACATCGAAAAAAATTAAGTATTTCGACAAGCAGAGCTTTAAAAGGGAAATGTGGCAAAGATGCACGTAGGTATATAGATGGCAGAAGTTCTATTCGTAGTCGAGTTCATAGTTCATCAGAATACCAACAGTGGAGAATGGACTCTTTTAAAAGAGATAATTACACTTGTCAAGAATGTGGAGAACGTGGTGGTAAATTAGAAGTTCATCATCACAAAAAACCTTTTGCTAAAATATTAGCCGAATTCTTAAAAATATACGACCAATTCTCGCCAATAGAAGATAAAGAAATTTTAATAAGATTAGCAATAAAATACAAGTCTTTCTGGGACTCAGATAATGGGCAAACTTTATGCAAAGATTGTCATGAATTAACTGATAATTATAAAAAATAGAAAGATACCCAAATGCCAAAAAACAACGGCTTTGACAGTGTTGGATTATCGTCCAAAGGAGAAAAACGCTGGGCTAATAATAGATTTAAGGATTATCGCCAAAAATATCATATTGATAGTCTTAGCGATTTACAGCTTTTATCTGAGTTGGTTTTTTTCGAGGCTCTTCAGTTAAGGTATCGTAAATCAATCGAACAATTTTCAAATAGCATAACCACTTCTGATAATCCAAAAATACCCCAATCCGCTCTTAAAGCATTGAATGATAACCTAAATCAGATAATAGTTTTAAAGAAGGAATTAGGACTTATTCGAGAAGATAAAACAGGGGACGACCCTTTTACTTATATTCAGACATTAAAAAAGAAATTCGCCAAGTGGCGTGAAAATAATCAGGGTTCAAGGACTATAAAATGCAGCCACTGTTCAAAAATGATATTGTTAAAAATCAAAACAGATATTTGGGAAGCACAGAAGCACCCCTATTTTAAAGACCAAGTATTATATTCTGAGCATTTAGTAAAATTATTTCAAGAAAAGAAGATTACAGAAGATGATATTGCTAAAATTTTAGGTTGTAGTAAATTCTACACAAAATGGCTAATAGAAAAATGGCACTCTGTTCCTGATAAACCTACCGATTAAGTTTCTGTTACAATCCTCCAAAAATTTATTAGAAAGACAATTAAATGCCAACTAAATTAGTAGGTTCTTATAATATAAGGCTTATAAAAAGGGATAAATTTATTAATAAAGTATTAAAATCTTTTCGTAAACAATTAATTAAACTTCTCCCTGAAGAAAATTACGAACTTATGTATGAAGATATTTTAGAATCTGTAAAAGAATTATTAACGGGGAAATAAAGAATGATTATAGAAAAAATTACGGAGTCCGAGCTTCAATTCATGGAGAATTTCCATACGCCCCGATGTCTCGTCGAGAGCCTTTTTTCGGATTTCGATAATCTTTCGGAATTCGATGAAAATGTTTTTGGCTCGCTCCGATTATACCAAATCCCATTTCTTTCTCATGAACCAATTATAGACGAAAAAGTTCCAGGGCTATCTGTAAAAGAACAATTCGCTTTAAGGAAGAATGTCGGCGATGGTTATAATTTTGGAGCCAGGAAATTTGGGAAAAGTTTGTGTTCTGAGAAGCTTGACATTCCAATCTCAATTTTACATGATGATGGGTGGATGGTTGCATTTTCTTCTTATGATAGCGGACACATAGATGATATTTTGGATGTTGTAAAAGAAGCAGTAGAAAATCACCCGATAATAAAATATTGGAAAAGAGAAGTAAAAAAATCTCCTAAATGGAAAATAATGTGTAAAAACGGATGGAGGTTGTTCGGGGTCAATATGAATGTCCTATCAAAAAATCCAGGTCATCAATTTTATGGATTGCATGTAAAAAAACTTTGGATTGAAGAAGATTCTCTGGAAACCTTAAAAGTTATGGACAAACGTCAAGACAGTCTTTCTGAGTTAGGAGCTGTTTTACGTTTCAGCGGAATGTGCAATTTTACACGTCATTCTCCAGCAGGACAAACTTTTTACGACCCTGATAACAAAGTTAAAGTTATTAATCTTCCGCAATATGTAAACCCATTATTTGACGAGAAAGATAATAAAGATAGGCTTAAACATTTTTCTGGTTCGGATTCTATAGGATATAAAATTTACGTTCGTGGAGAAGTGGTGGAAGACGGCGTATCAGAGTTCGACATGGATAGAGTAAAAAAATGTTACAATGAAAAAAAAGAAATAAAATCTTTTGAAATAAATAAAAAATCTTTTAATCGTTTTAAAAATATTATTGTAATCGAAAGACCATCTAATGCCGAACGAATTTTTGTTTGTTCGGATATTGGAGAGTCAGCAGGAAGTGATGTTATTATATTATCTGAAGTAGGAAATAAATATAATTATTTATATAATATAACATTATATAATCTTTCTCATATAGAACAAACTGAAATTTTTAAATGGATTATTAGTAAAATGAATGCTAATATAGTCGCCATTGAATGTGGCGATGGGACGGGTAGGGCGATATACAGAGAACTTGCGGAAATTTACCCAAAAGAAAATTTAGTTGAATATAGAGGAACTTTTAAGTTAGCGGTTGATTTTGATAAAGACGAAAAAGGTAATGTTATTATGAAAAAAGGTCAGCCTCAGTATTTAGAAGAATTTATGAGTGAGTTTTCTGTTAGTAGATTAAAGTCTTTGTTATATGAAAATCGTATAAACATTCCTATGAGTTATAAGTTTGATTCTCAATTTAGTCAAGTAATTTCTATACAATCTGGCTCAAGAAGAATTTATAAATGCATTGCTGAAGCGGACCATTTATTTGACAGTTTTCGGGTTTTCGCAATAGCACAGTGGACATGTAAAGATTTTAACCAAACCAAACCAATGGCACAAGATTGGGGTCTGGGGTGCTAATTATGAAACGCAAACTTACAAATTTTAAAGCAAAGAAAAAGAAAAGAATTAACTTTTATAAAAAACCTGAAAATATAAAAGCTACTTCTATAAAAATTAAATGCACAAAATGTAAACGAATACAAAAAATAACAGTTAACGACTTATCCGTATATACAGAAGAAATTATTAATACATTTGTTTGTTGGAGATGTAGTTAAAAAGGGATAAAACTTTTAAAGGAGATTTAATATGTCAATACAAGATAGTGGGCAGTGGTTAAATTATTTAATGGGTTCTTTATTAAAGAAAATAGTAGTTCCTTCTGACTTTCATGGACAATGTTCCGCAGTAGAAACTATGCTTCTTGACGATGTATCTGGTTTAGTTGATAGTTTAACAGATTTTTCCGTCGAGACTGCAAGTGTAAATTTTTCTATTGAATCGGAAAACAAATCATATGCTCGTGTCTTAAATAAGTGGCTTCAGGATATAAATAAAGAATTTAGAGGTAAAATTCCAACTGGAATAGACGCTTTGGCGAAAGAATATTATAAAGAAAGATGGAAAGGCTCTTCTTTTCCAGTTCTTAAAATGGGTGGTTTAAAACGTTATGATAATGGTCTAATGTTGCCTACTAAAATGTTCTTTGTAGATGGTTCGAGTATTAATGCTAAAGAAAAGGACAACGGAGATGTAAGGCATTTATTGAACTATAATTATTATTTAGGAAATAAATGTGAGAAAAAATATTTATTAGATGGGGATAATGTTATTTTTGCAAGACCTTATGGAAGATGGTTTGATAAATATCCAGTGCCTTATTTGATTAAAAGAGGTATTTATCATAATTGGACGTTGATAGATTCTATTAAAAATAAACAGACTGAAATATTAGAACAAATTATCTCTTATTTGATGCTTGTAAAAAAAGGTTCTCCAGAATTAATAAAAGAAAATATTAAAGCTGGATATAGTGACCCAGAATTATCGAAAGTAAAAGAAAGTATTCAAACTTTAATGGATAAATTAAATGATGTTACTACAGCAGATGGAAAGATTGTAAAATCTCCTATTAGAGTAACGAATTTTGATGAAGAAATAAAACATTTGATTCCTGATTTAGAAAATATATTTAAAGCCGAGTTAACACAATCTTCAGAAAGAAATATACTCTCTGGAATGGGTTTCATTGATATAGTAGAAGCAACTTCTACTTCAAGAAAAGAATCCGTATTAAATCCAAAAGCATTCATAGAAGAAACGAAATCTGGTGTAAAAGGGTTTAGAGATATTATGAAACAAATAATGTATTATGTTGAAGATACAAATAAAAAACGTAAAAAATATATAAATTCCGATACTTATATAATCAATAGTCCTGTTAAAGGATTTATGACTGATAATTTTAAGCGTCAGGTTAAACGGTTGTTTGATGCTGGTAAGGTATCTGCCCAAACTGCTGTAGAGCTTATTGCTGAGATAGATTTTACCACAGAAATCATGCGCAAAGAAAAAGAATCTAAATCTGGTATCGATTATACTATGTATCCTCCTATTATACAGAACCAAGAGGATAAAGGATTAGATTTTCCTACAGAAAAGCCAGTTAAAAAGACTGATAAAAATGGAAATGTAATTCCAGAAGATAAAATTAATCCTAATGAAAAAAAAGAGTATGATATTGGTAGCAAGATAAATTTAGAAATAGCACCTTATCTCAGAGTTAAAGACCTTCCGACTAATGTAAAAAAGAAGCTAACTCCAGCTCAACAGAAAAAATGGATGAAAATTTTCAATCACGCTTACAAATACTATCTTAATAAATTAAAAGATATTAAAAAGGCGGAAACTATTGCTTTCAGAATAGCCTGGGAAAAAATTAAACAAGTAAAATCGAAAAAGAAATAAAGGATAATAATGAAGAAGAAAACTTTAAAATACAATTGTCCAGATTGTGAAAAAACAATCTCAAGATATGCAAAAAAATGTTCATCTTGTGCACTTAAAAGTAGAAAAGTCACACCAAAAACAAGAAATAAAATTTCTGATAGTTTAATGAATCATTTTGTATCAGAGCAAACTATAAAAAAGCAGAAGATAGCAGCACTGAGACGATTTCAAGACCCAAAAGAACGAGAAAAGGTAAGAATATCCCATTTAGGTAAAAAGACTACCGAGAAAACAAAAAAATTAATCAGTTTGTCTCTCGGAGGAACTGGAATTCCTTATGAAAATTGCAAATTGTCTTTAGCTATTAGATATTTATCAAAATATATTCAGTGGAGAACTAAAGTTTTTAAAAGAGATAATCACACTTGTCAAAAATGTGATAAAACCAAATGCTATATAGAAGCTCATCATAAGAAATCTTTTGCTAAAATATTATCAGAATTTCTAAAAACATATGCCCAATACAGCCCAATAGAAGATAAAGAAACTTTAATAAGATTAGCAATAAAACATAAATCTTTTTGGGAAATAGATAATGGACAGACTTTATGCAAAGATTGTCACGAATTAACTGATAATTATAAAATTAAAAAGGAGAAAATAACATGTCTAAATTAACAAAGTCAAGCGTTCAGAAATTCTTACAGGACGTTAAAGATAATAGTTCAGTTGAAATTTTAGAAGAAGGTAGTAAACAAAAAAAAGACCTTATAACTTCTGCTAAAAAAAGAGGTATTCTTGTAGAAGGTTCGAGAGATTTAGGCGTGTTAAAGACAATATTTTTGTATACTGACGTTGCGAACAGTAACGGAGCCATCGTTCCTTCTGATGAATTTAAGAAAGTATTCCCATCAATAATTGGTAAACAAATGAATCTGGGACATGATAGAGAAAAAGTTATAGGATTTTATATAGATTATTCTTATAAAGAAAAAGAAAATAAAGCAATAACTTATGCTGTATTTTTTAAGAGCAATTTCCCTGACCTTTGGAAAAAAACTAAGAAGTTTCAAAAAGCTGGTAAATTGAGCAGCTCATTTGAAATTTGGCACAAAGGTATAAAAACAGAAGGTCATAAAGATTCAGAATATACTTTACAGGGTATCGAGTTGAGTGGAGGGGCTTTGATTATAGAAGAAAACGGCGAGCTACCTGCTTTTCTTGATGCGAAGTGTTTAGCAATCTCTAAAAAAGAATTAGAAGAAATTGTAGATAAAAGATGCCTCTGCTTTGCGTCGAAGAAAAAAGACGGAGAAATCATCACATCAGCAATCGAAACTACTACCGTCGAAAAAACCGACAAACCTGTTTCAGCAACACCTGAAAAAATTGAAGAAGTTAAAGAGACAGCTCCTATTACTAAAGAAGAAGAAACTCATATACAACCTACAGTTATAAAAACTAAATGCTCTAATTGTAGCGAAGAATTTGAGATAAGTGGTTATGATACTAATATTAAATGTCCAAAGTGTTTTGCTATTGTTAACCAGAATGGCACAATGATTTATCCACCTCAAATAAAAGATTTTAAACTGCTTTGTTCCTCATGTAAAGTGGATTCGTGGCTCATTCTTTCAAATAAAGAAGATACTTCTAAAATAAGATGTTTAAATTGTGCAAAAGAATATGATATTACATTTAAGAAAGCGAAGTCAACAGAAGAACAAGAAGCATTGGCTAAACTTACTTTCTTGTATACGGGAACTGTCCAGTGTATTCAATGTGGTAATAGTTGGGTATTCGAAGGTTCATCCAAACAAAAACAACGTGAATGTAAATGTTCCAAATGTGGACTTACTTTCACTTATGATATAACTAAAACAAAACAAAATAGAATTATAGCCTCTATAAAGGAAATGGAGGTTAAGACTAAAGAAGAATTAAACAAATCTAAGAAAGAAGGAGGAAAGACAATGGAGCTTGACAAAAAAGAAGTTAAGAAAGCTACAGAAGAAAAGAAAGTCGAGACTGTAGCAAAAGAAAAGCCAAAGGCGGAAGTTAAGGAAGAAAAAGTAGAAGTTAAAACTACAAAAAAACCTGCTAAAGAGCCCTCCAAAGAGACAGCTCCAAAAGCAGAGGAAAAGGTAGAGGCTAAACCTACTAAAGAAACACCAAAGGAAGAGGTTAAAGAAGAAATTAAACCTGAGCCTAAGATTGAAGAAAAAGTTGTAGTTGAAAAGCCAAAGGCGAAAGTAAAGAAAGAAGATACTATTCTCGCTGATATGGAATATGAAGCTGAACTTAAAAAGAAAGAAGATGTTAACGAGCTTACTATTTCTAAGGTTGTTAGGTTTGCAAAGTTAGATGATAAGATTTCTAATCTCGAAATAGCTAAGACGAAAGACAAAACAGTGAAAAAACTAACTTCAGAAGAAAGAAAGTCCCTCTCTGATAATGAATACGCTGTTGTAGTTACTATTAAGAACAAGAAGACTGGTAAAGAAAGAAAAGTTCGTAGATTTCCGATAAACGATAAAGCACATATAAGAAGTGCATTAGATAAACTTTCACAGCCAGAGACTATTGATACGCTCAAAAAGCTTGGAGCAGATATAAAATCCATTCGTGGAAAAATAATTGCACAAGCAAAAAATATAGTTAAAACCTCTCTAATAAAGAGACGTAAAGATGAAAAAGTTAACGCTGAAAAGAAAATCAAGACTCTTACTAAGCAGCTTGAAGATGCGAAGAAACAGGTTGAGTTATATGCGAAAGATGCAAAAACCATTATAACAAGACGTGAAGAACTTGGCGAATATGCTAATGATACTACAGATGAAGATATTCTTAATGATGATAAATTTGAATTGGCTAAACTTGAAAGAGAGAAATCACTTCAAACAGCATCAGCAGTTAAAGAAGATGATATAATTGGCGGAGCAAAGAAAGACGACGATTATTATGCTAAGAAACGAAAAGAAATAGACGGATATGCATTTAAAAGAAACAACAAAAAAGAGTAATCTAACATTTACATAGATTAAAAAGATAAAAATAAAAAAGATATTATGCCAAAGATAACGGCTGAAAAAAGAGTTATAAAAATTCCCAATAAGGGAGATTTACAATGTTAAAAAATCCACAGCTTGAATTAGCTAAATTGATAGGGCAACCTATTGATACACAGCTTCCAGTTCCTTTCGAACTGAACGAAGTTTGTGATTATGATACAGCCGATGCTGGTGAGCATGTTTGGAGATATTCTGCACTTGATACAGATGCAGATGTTATTTTACAGGCAGATACTACTAACGGAACTATTATAGTGAAGAAACGTAGTCCGCTTGGCGATACAGAGTTATCTTTTACAGGATTAAACTCTAAAGAAGAATATGTTCTTGTTACTGATATTCTTAATAGTCCAGATACGAAAAAGCTTGGCAGAAGGAAGTCAGCTATAACTCGTGGTATGGACAAGATAGAGCTTAAAACTCTTATAACACTTATAGAGGCAGATAATACTACTTTGAAGCCTGGTGTCGATGTTCTTTCTGATGACCCAGAGTCTGGTGAAGACCTTTATGATGCTATAATGAGCATGGTTCATACTGTTGAAGATTATGGTGATAAGTATGTTCTTCTTTGCGGTTCCGCAGTTAAAATCGCAATAGATAATTTTGATAAAGCTCAAGTAGGCACTTTTAACTATTCACTAAGTATTCATGATATGTTAAAAAATGCTGGTATTAAGATAGTTAAGATGTTTGGTGTAGTTTCATCTCTTACAGCCGAAACAGAAGCTGCAATAATGAATACTAACCATGCTATTCTCGTTGCTAAGAATAGTAGAATCGCTGAAGGTTCTCCGATTAAGTTCATCCGTAGGAAGATTTCTCCAGAAATCGCAGCCCAGATGGGTGCAGACGTGGTTGACGCAGAGCGTGCCCTCGTTGTTATTCCAACACCTGTTAATGTTTCTGGTAATAATACGCTTGCGTATGCAGTCTACGGATTTGAATCAATATCATATTTTATAAGTAACTCAAAGAGCATAGTAAAGGCAGATTTCACGTCTATACTGTAATCTTTAATTGATTGTTTGCGAGGGGGAGAGAACGTCTCCCCCTCAAGAGAATGGGGATAAATATTTTATTAAATTCGATTATTTACTTGACTCATATGCTTAATTCATGGTATAATATATATATATAAAGAAAAGGAAAAGGATAAGTATATGTCTAAATATAAGATTTGCACAAAATGTGGGATTAAGAAAGAGTTATCAAACTTTTGTAAAGATAGTTCACATAAAGATGGATTATCTTCTCAATGTAGAAACTGCCGACAAATATATATACAAGAATATAACCAAAAAAATAAAAAAACCATTTTAGCAAATAAGAAAGAATATTATGAATCTCACAAAGAAGAGTTTTCAATTAAGTCAAAAAAATACTACGAAAATAACAAACAAGAGGTTTTAAACCGTGCGAAAAAACATTATAAAGAAAATAAAGAAGTTATTTTAAACTATCATGTTGAATATAATATAAATAATAGACAAAAAATTAAAGATATGAATTTAAAATATTACGAAGATAATATAGAATCAATTAAAGAACAACATCAAAAGTATAGAAACTCCCATAAAAAAGAAGAAACCGCCCGCTCAAAGAAATACAGAGATACTCATAAACAAGAACGTAAAATTTATTTAGAAAAAAACAAAGAAAAACTAAAACTTCAAGCTAAAGAATATAAAATAGCACATAAAAAAGAAATTTTAGAGTATCGTCGTAAACGTCAACAACATAAAATGAAGAATGACCCAAATTACAAGATACTTATTACGTTACGAAGTCGAATAAATAAAGCGTTAAAGGATAATTCTAAATCAAAATCTACAAAACAATTGCTCGGTTGTTCAATTGAATTTTTAAG